TTAGATCATCTGGATGGTCCACTTCACCTAAAACGGAGTTACCGCTGTGGATCTGTTCGTTGATGGTTTCTACTGCCTTGATAATTTCGTGTTTAGGGTAGATACGCTCATTTGCATTGCGCTTGTCGCCTTCAATGCAAATGCCTTTGAGGTAGAGATTCTTTTTGCCATGCATATCAGCCTCTTCCAAGACTTGGATATTGGCCTGGCTAAAAGTTAAATCTTCTCTTAGGTATTTCGACATTTATGTTAGCCTTTTGGGAAAGGTGTACGTGTGTTTACTCCGCTGGCCTGTGCTGTCACTGGCTTGTTAGCGGCTTTTTGATCTTTCATACTGCTTCCAGCTTTGTTCTGAAAATCACTTATGAGATCTTTTGTGCTTGGTGCTGGACGACCTTTGGCTTCTGTACCAGTTGCGTGTACTGGTTTGCCGGCCATGCCAGTTGCACCACTGTTAAACGCTACAGGTCCAGCTTTGCCATCACCGCCTTCGGCTGTAACTGGTTTTGGGGCTGCTTTAAGACTCACAGCTTCCATCATGCCTGGTTCCATTTCGTCGGTGTCATCCATTTCAATAGCATCGCCGCCTTCGTCAGCAGCAAAATCATCGCCGTTGCCCATGTCGTCACCGCCCATGAGGTCTTCAAATTCGGCCATCAACTGGTCCAGTTTGTCTTCTAAATTCATGATGTCATCTTTGGTAGCTGGCTCTTCGCTGCTGCCTTCGTCACTGACACCAATTTCAAATTCTTCTTCGCCTTCTTCGTCGCCTTCAGCTTCCATGTTCATGTCAGATTCTTCTTCCATTTCCACTTCGTCAATCAAACTGTCAGCAGCATCGCCGCCCATGCCTTCGTCAAGCTCTTCTTCAGCTTCGTCAAGCTCTTCTTCAGCTTCGTCTAGCTCTTGTTCAGCGGCTTCGTCTAGTTCTTCTTCGGCTTCTTCGGCCATGATGTTTTCATAGATTTGGCGGCTTTTTTCCACAACAATGTCATGGAAAAGCTCTTTGGCTTTTTGCTCCTCATCATTGATCACGTATTCGATCAATTGTTCAAATTTGTTCATATGGGAAACTCCTATAGGTAAAGTGTGCTGTTATTTACACTGTAGGAGAAAAAGACGTGGTTTAAGTGGCAAAAAGACGTGGTTTAAGTGGCAAAAAGACGTATAAATGTAAAATTTATTACATCGTTGGTGCCATAACTGGTGCATATTGTTGACGTACCAGTTTTAATTTTTGTTCATACTCAACAGCACGAATGTCATTCATTTTGCGAAGTTTGTTTAACTGACGCAGTGTAAGACGTGTTTTGCGCATGTCTTGCAAGGTCAGCTGACTGTTGTCAGCAGAAAGATCCTGGTATGCATCCGGGGATTTTTTGATTAATTCTGAATCAGCAAATTCTGTTAGCAACATGTTATTATTTATGCTGCACCTGGTGCTGGCGGGGTAGCGGATGCAGGTAGTACACCGCCCGGGCTGGCTGCTGTGTTGGCGCCGGGTCCAGTTAGCCCAGCTGCTCCACCAGTTTGATCCATGCCCGCAACTTCTTGTGCCATGTTGATGTCTGATTCTAATCCGCTGGGAGTTATTCCCACGCTGCGTAAATCTTGACCGGAATTAGATTGAACTTCTGGCTTGTCTCGTTCTTCGCGCCACAATTCTTCATTTTGTTTTATTTCGTCTTGTGTTAATCCCAAGAAACGCTCTAACATAAATCTCTTTGACATGTATGGCAATGCTTCAAGACTGGAGAAAGCAGTGATTCTTGTGGTGTCAAGTTCGGCCTGTCGATAGCTGGCAAAATTTTGTGGTGGGGCAAACTTGATAGAGAACAAGCTGCTGTCAATGTTGAATCCACGCCATTTCAAAAACATTTTGAATTCATCATCTAGCTTTTGTGCAATGTGTCCTTGTAGTCGCTCGCAATATTGATTGAATCTGTATTCTTGAATTAGTGCTGTACCTACTTTGCCATCAGTCATGGCACGATCTGAGTCGTCCGGACCTGTGGGCAAGTAACTGCTTGGTACACGCAGGCCACGTGCCATTTTGTTGTTAAAGTACTTTAAATCATCAATTTCGCCCAGGTTCTGTCCGCCTGGAAGTGTTTCTACTGAGCTTCCACGGCCGTCAACTCCTTGAGGGAAAAAGTAATCTTCGTTGATTGAAAGTGGATTGTATGACGCATCCATCATGTTGGCGCCGCCACCGCTGACAGTGGGGATTCTACGCTGATGCATTTCGTTTTTGACACGTTCCACAAACTGCATGGCAAGATGGCTGGGCATGTTGCCCACGTCAATTTTGAAAATTCTGCGCTCTGGAGCACGACTCACACGATAGATCAGCACAGCATCTTCCAGCAGTTCTTTTTGCTTGAATACTTTGTAAATTTGTTCCAAGATACTGCGTCCAAACGGCCAAAAAACGTCCAAGCCCTCGTTCAAACTGACATGTACCACGTGCTTGGCGTCGATGCAAATTTCGTTCATGGCAGTCATGAATCTTGAGTTGCCCACGCCACCGCCCACGCCACCGTTGGGCATGGTGTAGTTTACCGAGCCTGAAATTGTGCCAGTCACAGGATTGGTCATGTAGTCTGTGGTGGTTTTTTGTGCTATAGAAAGATTTTGAAAATTGGGATTGATGTCACGTATCACATACTGCTCAGGTCTCTTGCCTTCGCTTTCGTTCACAATGACTCGCATGACTTTTGACATGTCTACCCAGTACATTTCAAATGTTTCTGGATCACGCACAAACACTTGATCGCCGTACTTGATGGTGTTGCGGAACAGTTTGAAAATACGCTGATCTAACTTGTTGAGTTTGACCCACTGTTGCAGTTGTTTGCGCAGAATACTGATTTCATTGTCTGTGGGTTTGTCGTTGTATTGCACTTCAAAAGGCGTGCTGTTGTCTTCGTTTATTTGTGTGGCAAACTCAGCAATGATGTCCAAGCATGCATTGATTTCTGAATCCATGTCCATGTTTTCATATTGATTGTAGCGTTCAATACGATTGGGGTGTCCTGAGTAAACTTCAGGCAGTCGGCTGGCATAGTTACGAAAAATAAAATCTGCAGGCATGCCGTTGGTGCCATCGTTTTTGCCGTAGCCCGGAAGGCCATACTGATTGTTGCCCGAAATTGGGCTCATCACACCTGAGGTGTCTGCGACTTTGAAGTATTTGCGCCAGCCTTGTTGATTGCGATCTGCCATAGTTGTTTATTTACCGTGATTATGATTGCAGGCGAAGTAATCTCTCTTGTATTTCAACTCCGGATTTGTTGACACTGACCAGACTTCGAATTTCATTGATCATTGCCTCAAAGCCAGCTGCCAAGGCGTCGTTGTTCTGTCTGGTCAGTTCAGACATGTTTTGAGTCACAGCATCTTTGAATTCTTTTCCCAGTCCTTCGATAGATTCTTGTGTGTTGTTGGACATTTCTTTAAAGTTGTCAAACATTTTACTCAATGGCATCACTGCTTCAGGACCTCGTTCGCCTACCATGGCCACAGTGGGTTGTGTTACCAATCCACCTTTGGCCATTGCAACTTCAGCATGAATATGCGGGGCAGTGGCTCCTGGACTTGGAAAGTTGTATTCATCTCGAACATATGACGCTCCCATGCTTTTGAGTTGCTGTATAATTTGTTCTCCTGCTTTTCGATCCCCTTTGATCGATTGCGACAACACAAAGTCTAGAGCTAATCCTTGTGGGTGTTTACTGCTTTTATCATTTTGATGGTACTTGTCATTCATTGCAGAAAAATAAGCAAATCCCGGTATGGATTGTATGTTTTTAGCCAGTTCAATCAATTTTGGACTTATTTCTGCTCCTGTACGTTGTACGTCACCTTCTTTTATTATGAGTCCTAATTTTTTCAAGTCTAATTGACTCATTGCTGACTTTGCCGTGGGTGCTGTAGTTCCAGCTGCTGGCGCAGCACCTGCTGCAGGTTCTTTGGCAAACATTCCGCCGGTAATCTCGCCAAGTTTGCCACCACCAAAATAACCAGCAGCCATGCCGCCTGCCAAGCCCAGCACGCCACCAATTGCAGTGCCAACACCTGGTGCTATTGCAGTTCCGCCAGCCATGCCCAATTTGGCACCAGCAATACCGCCAGCCAATGCGCCAGCATACTTGCCAGCAGTTTTGCCTTCTGTGGCATAGGTTTGAGACGGGCCAAGTTTTGCTAGATTTTCTGCGGCTCTGAGTGCAGCCTTGGCCAATTTTTCTGTGGATTCAGCAGCATCAGCTGCCTGTGTCACAAAGTTACCCACTGCCAATTGCACAGTTTTTTGTTCAGCCAACATGGTCTCTTGCTGTGATATGATCATGCGAGTGTAATTAGCCAATAACTCTTCTTGTGTTTTGCCATTTTTGCCAGTTTGTTCTTCTATTTCATCGCCAGCATTGTTAAATTGTTCAACAAACTTGTTGGTGGCAATTTTGGTGGCATTGGTCATGGTACTGTATTGCAACATGAATTCTTCGCCCACACCCAGCAAATAAGATCCTACCATGGTGCTGCGAGTATCTTTCATGGACTCTGTCATGTCCTGAAAACCCTGAGCCACAGCCTCTGCGTCTTTCATTTGCCCATCTTTGATGCGCTCTATAAAATTATTGAGCTCACCCTGTGTGCTCATGTAACCTTTTTGTGCTGCCACAGTGTCCATCAATCCCGATGCCTGATCCATTGCAGCATCGCCAAGATCTTGTCCGGCAGCAGCAGCCATGCGCACCGCCAACTGCAATTGTTTGGCTTCTTTGACTCGATCCTGTGCCACCAGTTCATCTACTGTGGCTGCAAAACGCTGGTGCCTCATGGCACGTTCCAACACATCTTCTTGTTGCTTGCGGCTCATGCCAGTGACCTTGGTCAGCTGATCCATTTCTTTAGCAAATGCCACTGCTGCAGACCCTGTGATGTTGGTGTTGTCTCTAGTGGACATGTTCAATCGATTTTGAATACGAACATATGCCATGGCAACTTCGTTCTGTGCTTCTTGATTCAACCCCAATGCCTGAAGTTCCTTGCGGAACGGTTTCATTTGTTCAACTGTGTTTTCAAACTGTTTTCTGCCACGACTCACTGTGCCACCAAACTGTGCCATGGTTTCAGCATTTTCATTGAACAATCTCACATAGCCAGCAGCTTCTTGTACTCCAAGGCCCATTTTCTGCAGGCCTTCAAACACACCATTCATGCCATCACCGGCAGCAGCACCGCTGGCTGCTAGATCTTGATAGGCTTTAAAGGTCATGTCAGCTTGTTCGCCAATGACCTTGCCTGCTTTCATGGCTTCGCCAGCTAGATAACCAAGCCCAGCAATGACTCCTTTGATTAGTACGCCGCCAGGCACCAGCAATGCCAGTGCAGCCGATGCTGCTTGAACCGCAGTGGCCATGCCATCAATGCTTTTGTTGAATGCTTTGGCGCCACGCTCGCCGTTGTACATGGCCTTGGCGTAATCTGTGGCTGCACCAGTTATGGCTGTGATGGCATTACCGGCCAAATTCAACTGCATATCAAAATTCTTGATACCAGTTTTTGCAGCATTTAGTTGTTGTTGAGTTTGAGGAAGGATACGACCGAATTGCTCGTATTCGCGATTGACTTGAGCCAGCAGCTCTTGCATGCGTTGTAATTCTTGATCAGCCATGAGTTCCCACCATAAGTAACCTATATTTATAGGTATTTTATGACCAACTCTGCTAACCCGCTAAAACAATTTTTTAGACAACCTGCCATTTATTTGCGCCTGCCCAGCAACGGCGAATTTTGGCCCGAAGGTAGTTTGGAAATGCCCCCAAACCAAGAAATTCCAGTTTATCCCATGACTGCCATTGATGAAATCACGTATCGAACCCCTGACGCACTGTACAATGGGTCTGCTGTGGTGTCAGTGGTACAAAGCTGTATCCCAGCTATTAAAAATGCCTGGCACATTCCAAATATTGATTTGAATGCTATTTTGATCTCTATTAGAATTGCCAGCAACGGACATGATCTTGAAGTAGCCAGCAAATGCCCCAGTTGCAGTCACGAACAAGATTACAGTGCTGATTTGAGAACCATGCTGGGTAATTTGTCCAAACCTGATTTTGCAACACCTATTAGAAATGGAGATTTAGAAATTTATTTCCAACCCCTTGACTTTGAAGCACAAAATCAAGTAAACATCAAACAGTTTGAACAGCAGCGTACAATTGTTTTGTTGAATTCTTCTACTGACATGCCCGAGCCGGACAAGATGAAACTGTTACAAGACACTTTGATATCTCTAACTCAAATCACCACTGACGCATTGAGCCGTTCTATTGCAGCCATCAAAACCCCGGATGCCCTGGTCACTGACCGTGATTTCATTCATGAGTGGCTGGAAAATTGTGATCGTACCTTGTTTAATTCTCTTAGAGATCATATCATCCAGTTGAGAGAATCCACAGATGTTCAGGCCATGGATTTATCATGCCCTGAGTGCAGTCATGCATACAAACAAAACATTGTGCTTGATTCTGCCAGTTTTTTCGAATTCGCCTCTTAACCGCCGCCACGGATGAAATACAGGCGCTGATTGATCAAATGGAACAAGAGGCCAATGCTATCAGGCAAAATTGTATCAAACAAAGTTGGTACATGCGAGGCGGAGCATCATACAATGACATCATGAACATGAGTTACAATGAACGTTCATACATCAACGAACTCATTAAAGAAAACTTGGAAACCACCAAGAACTCAAAATTACCATTTTTCTAATGTTAGATTCTAAACAAGTTCAAAAAGACATATTGGAATGGAGTGAACACTTTGTAGAAGTCCCTCATCCAACACTAGGAGGCTGGGCACCATGTCCGTTTGCACGGCAAGCCAGACTCAACAAAACTGTGCAAGTGTTGACTGGTGCTGATCCTTACTTTGATCTACGGAACCGAGCACGTTGGGGCATGGGCCGATATGAAGTCATTGTGTATGCTTATGATCCTGAGGATTGGCCATACCAGCGTTTTCACAGTGCAATAGAAACAGCCAACACAGAATTTTTGCTGTCACGTGACATACTTGCACTGGAAGATCACCCTGACGATGTAGAAGATGTCAACGGTGTGATAATGAATCAAGGCAAGTATGCTTTGGTATTGGTTCAGAGTCTCTCAAAATTAAACACCGCCGCACGACAAATGGCGTCAAAAGGCTTTTATCACACCTGGCCTGAAGACTACTTAACTGGCTTGTTCAAACACAGAGTGGATCCAAGATGAGCAGTTATCAGTTTGCTAGAATAGATTTGAGTCGAACCAACTACAAAATCAATGTGGAATGGATGTACATGTCCAAACCAGATATTCCTGCACTCAACGCTATCTACCGAACCTACTGCACTTACAAAAAGTTTGCGTCAGTGATGCCTATATTTGATAGTCGATACACTGATCCCATGACAGATGTGATAGGGTATTATGACCGGGCCAAATTGGTAGCATTCTCACTGATACGACGTTATGACGAACACAATGCACTATGCGATCAGTTTGCATGGACATACCACAACCTACGACTGAGATTGGGTATAGAGACAATGAAAGCTGAGTGTGCCATATACAAAGCACGAGGATTCAAATATCTATATCTTGAACAAGCACACTCTTACAAAAGCGAAATAGACGGATTTGAGATTTTGGGTCCGATAATCTAATAATTGTCAAATAACTTGGCAAAATGTGGTTTGATTGTTCCATGCTGGCATTCAAACCAAAACTTAATCAAGTCGTATCTAACTAGTTTGTATGGCAAGCCAAGGTGTTGAGTAACTTGATCGTATGTTTGTTCAAATCCAGATTCAGACCACATGGATCCATACTGTAAATCCAACAATCTTGGGTGTTTAAAATCCAAGTCTTTTACAGCATACCTCTGAATCTTATCATCAACCATGCTGTCAAAGTCCATTAGAGTACCAAAATTTTTCCACTGACTCAACCATTCAATTAACTTAATTTCAAAGTCAGTGCGTGGCATTATTCTAATAATCTTAGCATTAGGGAATCGATCAATGATTTGGTTGATCAAAGTTGATTGCCAAAAATGATTGACAATAATACATTGGCCACTCATTGAGTGTGGAAAATTATGACTGCGATAACCTTGATTGATACAGTTCAAATACTCCTGATCAAGTTCAACTGTTTCTCTTTTGTTCATTTTGACGTTTAACCATTTGTGATCAATAGTGTCTAATATCACTCGTCCTGTTTGATCTATACCCAAAAAGTGATTACCAGTTCGAGGATAGTGCTGCCCAATAATCGCACCCCATAGATCTCCACCACATCCGGGAGGATACACAACCCAGACACATGGGCTGTTGTAGTCAAAATCGTATTTGCCATCTGTGGGCTTAGTATTTCTTAATCTAGGATCGTACAACATTTAAATACCTTATCTAATACTTAAGGACACACATGGATTTATACACAATTTGGGCAGACAAAGAAGGAGACATCTCAGATACGGACTGGGTCACGGGAATGAAAAGTTTCTTTGATCACTTGGTATCTGAAGGTAAGATGGAAACCTATAGAATCACACGTTGCAAGATGGGGTTCCGTAGTATTGCTGACATGCCTGAATGGATGATCATCATGGAGTTCCGTGACATGGGTCAAATGGACTCAGCATTCCGACGTGTAGCACCTCAAAAGGGCGAACTCGAAGCCAAGCACAAATCATTCAATCAGTTTGTTTCAGGAAACATTCAACATGCATTGTTTCGTGATTGGCCAGATACTAACTTAGATGATTAAAGATCTCTAGCGAGATCTGTTGATTTCACTTCGTTCATCAACGTAGTATTTTCAAGAGCGAAGCGATCAAGTATTCATGTAGATTGTTTTAGTCAGACGGAACCGTTTTGCTCGGTTCCGTCTGTGTCTTCATGTGAGTTGAATCAGCCAAGACATTGGAAGTAGGTAATTTTTATACACCGTATGCTAATGGACTCTGTGCTTTTCCATCCTACCACGATTTCGCTTGCGCTATCCTAAACCTCGTTCCTAGTGTTTAGGTGTTTATAGCCGGTGTCTTCGTATGCTAACATTCATACTATATCAATGCGTTGGGCGTAGGGTTCTACCTTCAGACTCGCTTCCCCTTCAGGATAGTGGGATTTACCCACGGGAGTGCATCAATATGTTACGTGTCCGGTTTATTCCCCGGTTTTTCCACAGCGGTATTGCAAACTGGCCCGCCAACCTTGGGTGTTAGTTGATTTTAAATCTTGTCTTTTATATGTGAGCCATGTACACGTACTTGTATATGACCGTTGTAATAATCTGCTGATTCTAATACTCGCCTTGCAAATTGCTCTCGTGCCTCAATGTAACTGCATTCACTCTTGCTTTTGCAATAGTAGAGTATCTCTCTGGAGAAATTTTCGGTGCCTAAAGTGATTACGTCTGCGGTTAATTCCGGGCTTGACCCGTAGTACTCACGCCAATCTGAATCGATCTTGGTGCGTATCTTCTTCCGCTTTTTGATGCCGTTCTTTTGTTTTACTGTCTTGTACGTTGTTTTACTAAATTTCGCTAATTTTTTGCCTATGTACTTGCGTCCAGATAGATTATTTGTGATTTCGTAAACAAATCCCACACATTCTTCAGGTAAAGTCTCAACTGGGGTGTCTTGATATTGCCATGTCATGTGAGTTTTTGAGAATTGCCTTTCGTGCTATAGTTATCTTCATTGCATCAAACATGCGTATTTTTGTCTGTTGATAAACTTTATTTTTTGATTAGATTTAAATTTCTTGTGTAATAAAAAGCCGGACAGGTAAACGATATAGTCAACGTTCCATTTTTGTGCATGTATCCATAGGTATTCTCAATGGTTGTTCCTTTGTCGTCAACATATACAGCACATTCTTTTGAGTTGTGAGTAATATCGAATTGATCTATTTTTAAAGAAATCAATTCAATTGCAAGATCTTGAAGAACTTTTCCTTGGTGATCAACTTCAGTATCAACATCAGTTTTGTTTAGCAACTGTATTTTTATAGTATGATGGCCTAAATCACAAGTAAATGTATCGTTGATGCATTGCAACGTGTTGTTGAAGTATACACGATATGACGGAGTTTTTGCAAGTGTAGCATGCTCTTTAATTTGTAACGATACTGTAAATTTTTTTTCTTTTTGTTTCATGATACCATTGCAAATGTTGTTTTACTAAATTTAATCGATGTTGCATATTGTTCAATTTCAACGGATCCTTTTCAAAATTTGAATAATAATCACACAATTCTTCAAATCGCCGAGCTCTTACGTCAAATGTGTTCTCTGGATTAAGTCCACTAGTCCAGGCAAATGCAGAATAGCCATTAATAACGTTGCTATGCATGTCAAATTTGTTAATTAATACAGGATCGTTGACCATTGGAGTGCCTCCAATTAACATAAATGTATTACTGGCAAAAATTTCTAACAGACCATTACTGCGTGGCAACCAGTATTTTACTAATTTCATGGTTTGTTCCCAATCCTCGTCTGTCTCTGTGGGATAGCCGGCAATGATGTTCCATGACATGTATATGCCATATTTGATCAACATGCTGGTGGTATATGCCACATCGTCATCTGTGCTGCCTTTTCCCATGTCTAATCTAACTCGTTGGCTGCCCGATTCTAACCCAATTTGCACTCGGTAACAACCACCAGACTTCATAATTTGAAAATATTTTTCTGGCATGTCTCTTTGTGAACGACAAATCATTTGTCCTTCGTATTTGATAGTATTAGCAAGTTTTTCTGTTAACACAGTGTTCATTTCAAAAAACGGCTTTAGTCCTCCGTTTATCAAACTGTCAGTAAAGGAAAAGTAATTGGCCCCATATTTTTCGTGCAACGTTAATATTTCATTGGCTACACTTTCACCATTTCTGACTCGATAGCGTTCCCAAATTTTGCCTACATCACAAAAGTTGCAGTTTTTAACACATCCCTTGCTGGCTGTAATCAGAAATACCAAATCATTATCTGTTTTGGCATTGCTATCGTTGCTCCAGTAGGTCTTAGAAATATTTTTAGAATACAAAGAAAAATCATAATCTGAATAATCAGGAACTGGTAATTGATTTAATTGTACATTAGTTAATTGGGGCACGTTGACAATACCAGTTATATTTTTTTCTAATATATTCAAGATCTCTAATTCACCTTCACCAAGTACAACAACGTCGGCCATGTAAGATGATAACATTAGGTTACCCCAGGTCATGCTATATTGATATTGAAAAATATCTAATGCACCGCCCCCAATTATTATTTTTAAATTTTGATCCAGTGATTTCACGTGAAAACAAAGATCTTCTGCAAATCTATGACTGTTGACAGTGAGTATACTAATGCCCAAATTCTTAGGCTTGTGTTCGTAAACTATTTTTTTAGCATAACTTTTGATATGTTGTGTGTACCATTTGAATTGTTCAACAGTTAACTTAATTTCTGGATTCTGCATCCATGCAATAACAGTTTCATAATATTCATGAGTCTCGTTGTGAAAATTAAATTCTGCGGATAAATCCCATGTGCCACAGGTATACTTTCCTGTGCTTTCTACAGACGCTTTTAGCACTGCCGGGGACAAACTAGGCCCAAACGTATATGTAAATGGAGCGGTCACTACCAGTAAGTCTTTGTTCATGGTCGTTTTAATTAACATAGTGACACTTCTCGTTGCCATTGCGTTGTAAAATTAGTTTTGTTTTTGTTGCTGGCACAGGTGATCTGGCACACTGGATGGGGTGTGTCTGTGTCCCAAGTGAGTTGTACTGTTGTTAGATCATCTGTTATAAACTCACTTTGCCGACTGCCTAACCAACAGCACGGACTCATGCGGCCTTGTGCATCAATGTACACGCTTTGCTCATTCAACACATGACATTGTATAGGTCCTTGTTGTCTAGTCGGTTGTTGCCATCCAATTGGTGTTTGTAATTGATCAGTCAGGTCACGTTTGCTAATTTTGGCACGGAACCATCTAAATCCCAGTTTTCTAGCCAATTGTTCGCATTCATCTACCTGGTGTTGATTGTGTCGATACACCAGCATATCCCAGTGTGCTGATCCGCCTGCAGCAATATATGCCTGAACGTTGCTCATAAGTCTATCCCAGTTTACGTTTTTACGATAGGTTGAATTGGTATCTTCCAGCCCGTCGATGCTAAACACACAATAATCTTGTGTCTGATTAAATATTTTTGCCAACTCATGCCACCACAGCGTGTTTTGTAGCCCACCATTGGTATTCATACCTAACACAATATTTTCATTGATTTTTCTAAATTTTCTGTAAATGTCCAATGTGTACTTACCAGCCGCTGGGTCTCCGTAGTTGCCACACATAAACATTTTGGTCAACTTGGTAATATGGTCAGCATCAAACACTTGTGTGATTTTCCACATGTCGAGATGATGTTGAGAGTTTTTATTAAAAGCCGAGTCAGTTTCTCTAGCACACAGCGGGCAGGCTGCCTGGCAAACATCCGTTGGCTCTAAATGCAAAACTTTGATATCACGCAAGATCTACATCCGTACTGTAACTGGTAAAGCCATTTTCTTTTACAACCTTGAGTATGTTTTCCACACGCCCGGCTAGTTCATCTCTGTGACTCACAAGCCAAATACTCTTGTGACGTTCGCGAGTCATCTTCTTCAACAGCGCCAAACTGGCTTCCACGCCTTGTGTGTCCAGACCAGAGTCAATCATCTCATCAATGAATAGTATGTTGATGGGATGATACAAACTCTCCCATACATCACGGAATGCCCATGACATTGATAATATTAAACGATTGCGTTCACCGCGACTCAAGTTGTCAAAGTCCAGTTCACGACCTAGTTCTTCAATGCTTACACTCAAGTCATTTTGAAACTTCACAGTATGTGGCAATCCAATTCTATCCAAGTAGTGTGTGAGTCGTGCGTTCAAATAACTCAAGTTTTGATCAATGATCTTTTTGCGTACAAAACTATCTTTGCTGGTCAGCAGTTTGAGCAGGAACTCTTGATGGTCTTGTACTTTGGTTAACTCGTTGATTTTGTTGTAGTCGACAACTTGTAAGGCTTGTTGTTGCATGTCCTCAATCTGTTCGCTGTAGGGATCAGTCTCGGCATGCTTGCTGGTAATCTGTTGTAACAAGTTGTTGACTTGCGTAGAATGTTTGATGGCCTGTGCTTCTGTGTCGTAGTGTGTAGCAGGCTGTGCGCCCAATGCCACAGGCACATAGCCGGCAAGTTGTTCAGCATAAGGATCTGCCTCTGCTGACTTGTCTGCAATCTTTTGTTGTATGTTCTCAACTTCACTGCTGTGGCGAATAGCTTCTGCTTCGGTCTTGTAGTATGTTGTAGGCTTGACACCCAGTTCGCCCAATACTCGGAGCGCATCGGTATTCTCCATCCACTGACCATTGGTGGCCAAGGCTTGTAGTGCAGACTCTTGCAATGCTTTTCGTTTGGTTTCCAGCACAGTTTCATGAGCACCGTCGTGAAACTCTTGACCACAAGCATAACACTTGTGTGCTTCTAGTTCAGCAATCTCTGCTCGCAGTTTATCTGAAGTCTTTAGTTCTCGGGCTTCGTCCGCCACACATCTAGCAATAAGTTTTTCAAGTTCGGCAATATCCTTGGCTCGTTGATTGTATGCGGCCAAGTCTTGGTGTGCTTGTAGTTCGGCAGCAATATCAATGTGACTGAGTTGATTGTAACCGGCTTGTAAGGCGGCAATCTCTTTGGTTTGTGTTTGTTGCCATGCAGTTTGATATGCTAACAATCGGTCATGTGCATCTGCTGCCTTTTTGCGCTCAGTCCACAGTGCAAGTTCTTTGTGTGCCAGCAACTCTGCTTTGATGTTGACTTTGGCCAGTTCATCATACTGACCCACAAGATATGCTAGGTCACTGTCGTATTTCTTTTGCCACAGGCCTTGGCGTCTACGCAGGCTTTCAATTTGTTCTTCGATGCGCTTGTTGGCTTCTTGCACAGCACGTACTCTAAATTCTTCGGCTGTGATGGCATCTTTGGTGGCTTTGTTGAGTTCTTTGATGCGTTCAGCACGCTCACTCAACACGGTAATGCCCAACAATTGCTCAATAATAGTACGTTGCTCGTTGGCTTTCAAACTTAGAAACGGCTCTGTGTAGGTGTTCAAGGCCAGGATGTGTTTGAACATGTCATGGCTCATGCCAAACACACGTTCAATGGCATCCTGTGTTTCACGGCTGTCGCCTTGTGCATCGTCTGTGGCAGTTTGTTCTTCGCTGTCCACATAGAAACGCAACACATTGGGTTTGCGTCCACGTTCAATTTTGTATGTCTTACCGTTGACAGAGAAGTCCAAACTAACCAACATGCCTTTGCCGTTGGTTTTGTTCACTAGGTTGTCCTTGCGAATGTTACTCAAGGCTTGCCCGTACATGGCGTAACTCAAGGCATTGATGATTGTGGTCTTGCCTGTGCCATTGCGACTGCCATCGCCGCCCAGGTCCAAATTCTCGCCCAAGACCAAAGTAAGGTCTTGACGGTCAAAGTCAATGCCTTGTGTGGCATTGCCTACACTCATAAAGTTTTTAACAGTGAGATTTTTAATTTGTATCATGAAGTGCGTTTAATTCTGTTTGCTCAAGGTGAATTAAAGTTTGATAATTATGCTCTAGCACACTAGATTTATCAGAAACTATTTTTTGTATAGTTTCTAATGGTTGATTAACAAAGTTTAATATTGCTTGCTCTAGTTTTTTCCATCTTAACACATGGTCAGTTTCTAAATCGTAGCTTTCGTCGATAACATCACCAAATGTTACAAAATTTTTATCTCTCAAAAGTTGCAAAATTCCTGGAGCGCCCACTACAATAAACAATCTCTTGCATGCTATAGGTCTTAGAGTTTTTTCAGAAACATAAGGATATGGATAATTGTATACTGTTTCCGTAACAATGTCAAGAGCAATGTGTTGATAAAATTGAGCCTGATATCTGTGGTTGAATGAATTACTTTTGCCTTGAATGATTGGATGTGTAAACGATTTGTCCGCTGGCCTCGAATCTATATCAACACTAACCCACGTTTCATTAGATCTGGTAAAAGGTTGAACGGTTAGATAATTCATATATTTTTTACGCTTGTTGCCACGGTCTCTAATAGATTGTGTCTTTCTAAAAATCTAAACACAACATTTCGATGAGTTCTACCAGCACCCATCATGCATATAGCTGGATATTTTATAAGTTCTGGACTGACATCCACTGGTTGGTAGTGATCTGTATAATGTGCTGTAGTTATAAAACTAGTTACAACAATAGGTCGATCATGTGGGTCAGGTGCCAACGCATTTATTTCTTGTTCAATTCCAAAGTGATTGGTAAACAACAATAGAGCATGCAATGGTATGTCAACTGTTTTGAAAACAGAAATTAAATTTGATAAAAAGAACCCATAGTTAAAATCAGGATGATAATAGTCAGTGTCTGCATGCTCTACAATGTATTTTTGTTTAGGTGTATAATATTTGAGTTTTACTGATTGCAAGTGTTTCTCAAACAGAGGCCAATTAGAATCAAACTGCATCATATCATAATGTCCAAGAATATCATATTTAGAATAAAATACCTCTTTGTAGTTTTTGGTCATCATGACCTGTTTATTAATATTCATGTCTTTTTCGCCATATACAAAATAGTTTTTTTAATTAGTTCTTGATCCGGCACGGCAATGCCCGACTTCGTGATTACATTGTAGCAACAAAACTAAAAAGTTTCCTTCAGCACCTAGCGGAAATCTTATGACTAGAAATTGCAGAAGCTGTGAAATTATAAGTTTTGATAAATCTGCAACAGCAATTTGTTGTCGTAAAATTCACTTTCAATATTTGTGAGTTGGTCAGTAACAATCTGATCCACTGACTCAAACTTCACATCTCCAGGTGCAAGATCCACATCCACACCTGAAGTCTTGTTGGGAATCAAAGCCATTTCGCGCAATTCATAGTCGCGGATAAATGTTTCTTTAATAAAATTTGCTTCTTCGTATGATATCTCAATGTCCAAGTTTACACGCACATGCATCCGGGGCGCAAGCAATGTGGCCGCATTGTCAATCAAATTAGCAAGGCCATGTACTCTATATCTGGGCTGATTGGGCCAAGCATGATACTCAGGCTCCTTGCCCCATTCAAGTATCATCATGCCACGTTCATCATCTCCGGCATCGGCATAGTTGTGCGGAAAGCAGTTGCCAATGTATGTGATGTTGTTGGCTGTTTGACGTTTGTGAAAGTGTCCGGTAAACACATGATCAAAGCCACCAAAGTCACCACGTTGTACTGTGCCATGATCTGGCATCTGTACCATGGCATTCATGTAGTAGCCAGGCAGTTCAAAGTGCCCGAACATGTACTTGCCTTCTAACTTGGGAATACGTTTGTGGTCATCGCCGCATAGCCAAGGAGCAATAACAACGTCACCAGCATTGAACCAATCATTGCAAATTTCAACTTTCGGCAAATGTTTGGCCCACTCCACACTTTGAATATCTCGCTTGTCTCGATAATAAAGATCGTGATTGCCAGGAATAAAATATACCCGATCAAAATTGTCATTCATGTGCTCCAGGGCCCGGAGACTGTAACTCAGGGTAACAATATTTAAGCTGGCCCGGTTGTTGTGCCAGTCACCAAGAAACAAACAGGTTTCGCAACCCTGTTCTCGAGCCTTGGCAGTGGCCCATTTCACAAAGTCCAAACAGTCATCGTTGTGTGTTTGACTGTTGGACTTTAACCCAAAATGTATGTCTGTGAAGACCGCAGCCTTCTTGAATAGATTAGTCATTGCTTAGTATACATGATTTAGTATGGAATGCGCAAGAAACTTATGACTCAAAGGGCCCATGTGTTTGTTATCTGTACCTAAGTCTAGCAAGTAATTTGGTACATGACAAAATTCTGGATGCTTGCTGTATTCGGTTAAGCAAGAATAACTCAACGACGATTGGTTACTGATGGATATAACTACAGATTTAACTGGCTGGCATTTTAAATATTGAATACCTTGATTAAACAACGACAGCTGATGAAACAATAGCTGTTGGTCGTTGTAGGTTTCAAACAGATGTTGAATCTGTGCCTGGGCAAGTCGAATCTCAGTTGGCGGATACCCATAACTAATGCGCTCTGGAGATGTAAGTTGCCAGATTACAAAATCACCTTTTTGTAAATCAGCATTCATCAAATGACGCAAACTCCATTGAGTACTAGAACCTGGTTGTGCTATCAATTTCAATGACGTTTTAGTTTCCTGACTTATATGTTGTGCAAAATTCTGTTGGTCTGGCAATAGACCTACTCCGTAGCTATGGCTGCAACCAAAAACCCAAACAGTTGGTTCATCAAGCCGAGTATGAACGTCTAGTGATAAAAATTTATGCTGGTCCGACGGAATATATCCAGTTACTGTTTTTTTATGGGACAAATAGTTGAGTATAATAATAGTTTCGTAATAGATATCACTGTTAAAATCAAAGTTGTTTGGTATAAAATTTATAATATTAAATTGTTTACTGATAGATAATACTTCTTGTGGAGATAAATCTCCCAATGAAGTATGATAGCACTGCTCCGAAAGCAGTTGAGAGATATCAGTCAACAAAATGCTTTGTGGTAGCAACAGCGACACATCAAATTCTGGATGAGTTAGATGCAGCGTTTTATTCATCTAGGCTAGATACAACCGGACCACTCATGGCCTCCATGCTGGCTTTGCCAGAGTTCTGACGTGTCCATGATGGGTTGAGCCCGTTCATTTCCAAGATGTCATCACGGATGTTTTGATTTTTCTTTTCAATATTTAGGATGCGAGTAAAGCTATTAGTGATAGCGGCAGTATAATACGCAAAAGGGTTCTGCGATTTTGATTCGTCGAATTGCAGTCCGATTTGACTGAGTTGTAACAGGGCTTGCCCGCGCATTTCTTCATTGTAAGTGTATCCTCTCCAGTTGGATCTTGTGGCATAACGTTCACACAGCTTCATAAACATAGTGGCCAGTTTGCGTGTCATGTTGCCATGATCCTTGCAAAACTCGCCGCTGTCCAAATCGCCTTTCCAGTGGCTTTTGCCCACCAGCACAGGGTTCTTGTCTTCGTCCACTCTGTAGTGCCAGAACGGAGGGAAGTTCACTCGCATGTGTGTGGGATCCAGAACAACGTCCTCAACAAGATCCGCCAGTGGATCTTCTGTGACATCATCCAGGTCTAGTATGTCTTCGATCTTTTTCTTTTTGGCAGCAGTTTTAGGCACTTTCTTGGGCGCCCGGGGTATGTGTTCCCAAGTCATGACACGGAAAACCACCTCCGTATTGGGTATTTTTTTAGGGTCAATCACTTCGCCAGTTTCACGTCGGTGACGGTCAGCACGATTGCGGCGTGCTTCTGCAATGGTCTTTTGATTGATTTTGTTCACACTGGGCAGTATCATGTCAAATTGATGATCAGTTGTTCGATCCCGAAAAGCACAGTAGGTGTTTTTGCTTAGGTGTATTTCTTTTAAAATGTCACGGTTGTTAAGGTAGTTGACCTTGGTTGCGGGTTTTGCGATTAGTGTCATCGTCGGGGGTTCTCCAGATATGTACTTATTGTAGCACAAATACAACAGTTGTCAACCTCTTCTTAAACTACGTGGTTAAAAAATTGGGTAAATAACACAAGAGAACACAAACATGACCACACGCTTTCCAGCTGATCAAAATCCCGATGTAGATCCAGAGCTGCCGCAACCTGCTGTACCACAAGAAGTACAGAATCTTGTAGCCAACGAAGTGCCTGTGCAAGACAGCCTGTCACCTGGTGAAGAATTAATCAATACTTCGGCACCTGAGTCAGTTGATACTGCGGTGGATTCAGGTAATGGCAGTTCCTACAATCCTGGCAGCGCCGGCGATTCAAGAGCAAGAGTTTTTACATCAGCTGGAACATTTGAAGGAAGTGCAGACGCCGCTACCAAACTACGAGCTCAAGCACAAAAAACTTTGTCTGCTCGTAGAAATGTTGGTAACAACAGTGATTGGCGATTCAAAATCAAATTGGCACCCAATTCCAACTATTTGTATGCTGCCGAAAGCCCGGGAATTTTAGCACCGTTACGTGAAAAAGGAGTTATATTCCCTTACACACCACAAATTGAAACACAATACACTGCCAAATATGACTCATATGATTTGATTCACAGCAACTATCGTGGCTATTTTTACAAAAATAGTGCGGTGAATGAGATTTCAGTACGTGGCACATTCACCGCGCAAGACACTGTTGAAGCGCAGTACCTGTTGGCCGTTATACACTTTTTTAGAAGTGTGACCAAGATGTTCTACGGCAAAGACCCACAGGCAGGAACCCCTCCTCCTCTAGTGTATGCGTCAGGGTATGGCCCATATCAATTCAACGATCATGCATGTTTGGTTTCAAATTTTACATACAGTTTGCCATCAGACGTTGACTACATTAGAGCTGATGCTCCAAATCAAATTGGAGTCAATTTAGAAAATCGCACAGGTAAAACCAGCGGCATCGGTGTCACCGGACCATTCATGAGCATTGTCAACAGATTGAAAAATGCCAATTTGTTTTCAGGAGCATTGCCCAAACTGCCCAATCCAAATTTTGTTCTTCAAAACGTCAACACCCCCAATGCCACAAATGCCACATATGTACCTACCAAAATGGAAATTAATATACAATTGTTACCGGTGCAGACACGCAGTCAAGTAAGCCAGCAATTTAGTTTGGAAGGATTTGCCAATGGTCGATTGCTCAGAGGAGGCTTCTGGTAATGGCTGCAAATTACGATGCTACAAGTCCTTATTTTTTGACCGGTTACAGTCAGTTTTTTCTTGACGTCATGGTTGATCGTCCTATACCAAAAGAGAACGATGATCAGATATGGACAATCACACAAACGTATCAATATCGACCTGATTTGTTGGCTCATGATCTGTATCAAAACAGCAATTTGTGGTGGGTGTTCTATCAACGCAACCCCAACGCACTGGTCGCACCGCCCTTGGATTTTCAGGCAGGAAAATCAATATTCTTGCCTAAAATCACAACATTGAAATCAACTCTAGGGTTTTAAATCATGATTTGGCAATTACCACCCAAAGTCAGTCCAGTCATCGACCCCGGTGTACCAAATCAACAGAATGTCACCAACAATCCAGTGCCCGGTGCCGTCAATTCCAACAACATCAACACTGGCAGCAACCTGGCTGGTGAAGACACCGGAAATCCCACTCTGTACAGCACACAAAAAACTGTTAATATTTCAACAAATGTTGGACTTCAACAAGTAACACCAAAAGGCAATGTGCTAGATAGATTCAGCAGCTACACCTATCATGCCAGTGTGTATCTCTTGACTCCACAACAATATAGAAATTTATTGAACAACAAAAAGAAGTCGGTAAATGGATATAACTTGTTGTTTCAAAGTGGCGGAGCCCCCAACAATACATCAGGGTTTCAAGGCGCACTAAGTCCAACAGTTAACAGTCAAACTTTCTATGAAAACAGTGGCACTGCAAGCACAGCACAAGTAAAAAACAGCACAACCAACTCAGGCCGTAATCCAGCCTTTGACCTTGATTTTTATATTGACAGCGTTGAATTGACAACACTGACTGCTGGCAAAAGCACTCGCAGCGCACACAGCGCCGCTACCTTGAAGTTCACAGTGGTAGAGCCCAATGGCATCAGCTTGATTGATCGATTGTATCAAGCTGTGCAAGACCATGCTCCCAAAGGTGCCGGTGGCAGTATCAATTATTCTGCTGCTGCATATCTCATGGTGTTGCGTTTTTACGGGTATGATCAAGAAGGCAATCTTGTGGCCGGTATCAGTGGCGCTGATCCAGCTGTGGGCAACACAGATCCGTCATCTGTGATCGAAAAATTCATACCTTTTAGAATTGCCAAGATCAATTGGGGAGTTTCAAGCAAACTGGTCACCTATGACTTTGAGTGTGTGCCTTATGGTCAGAGCATTGGTTTGGGCACACGCAGAGGAACCATCCCTTATGATGTACAGTTGAGTGAGATCACAGTGGGTCAGCTGTTGGGCGGCGGAACTGAATACACCGAAACCACCAGCAGTGCAGAAAATCCCGGCGGATCAACCACTACCCAAGTAGATGCTTCGGGTCGAAGAACATCAACCGGTGATCCCAGAGTAGCAGCACTACAGGCTTCATTGAACAAAGCACCGCCCAAGGCCAATTCAGCAACAACCGCCAAAAAAAGTATCAAACAAGGATTAATGGGCGCGGTAAATGATTTTCAAAGAGAAAGATTGGTCGGAACCAACGCAGATTACTCTGTGGCAGATGAGTACAGAATAGTATTTGCCAACGGCGCTGAAGACATTGCAAATGCCACACTGGTATTGCCAGGCAAGAAAAAAGAAAGTGCGCAACTTCCAATGGCTGCGCCAGTGAGCCAACAACCCAGCAACGTCAATCAAGCCAAATTGGCCAAAGACGTCACAGGTAAAAACTTTGCCATCACAGCTGGCATGCAAATCATACAAGCCATTGAACTGATTATTCGCAACAGCAGTTATGTTTACAGTCAAGCACTCACACAAATTGACGCCGAGAGTGACGAAGCAATTGCCAAGGCCAACAACGGTGATCCTGTCAATTGGTTCAATGTCAGTGTCACCAGTGAGCCGATTGAGCCTTATGATGAACTGAGAAATGATTACGCTCAACGCATAACTTACACAGTCAGTAAATATCCTCTGCAAAATTACGAAAGCAAGTATTTTCCACCGGCCAAATTCAAAGGTGTACACAAAAGTTATCCTTACTGGTTCACCGGTCAAAACACAGCAGTGCTAGAATATCAAGAACAACTCAACAGCCTGTTCAATGTCACAGTAAGTGGCAGTAATCCCAAAAACAGCCTAGCAGAACAACAACGTAGAAAACTCATTGCTGCCCAACGAGATCAACCGTTTTACAATTATCAAGCAGCCAGCAATGACACCAGACAAGGCAGCGAAGGCCGCGGCAACGAAGTTTCTGCCAGTATTGCAGACAGCTTGTATAGTCCGGGGGATTTGGCCAACTGCAAAATGCGAATTGTTGGTGATCCTGCATGGATTCAACAAGGTGCAGTGGCCGGCGGAATTCAAAGCAACAGTTTTGATTACGGGCCGTTTAACCCCGACGGCAGCATAAACTTCGAAAGTTCTCAAGTGATGTTTGAAGTTGTTTGGACTAGACCATATGATTATGACATCAATTCAGGACTGATTGATCCTACGTCAGCCACCGGGCGGCAAAATCAAACTGTACAATCAAGAGTGTATCAATGTCGCAAAGTTGTAAGTGAATTCAAACAAGGCAAGTTTGAACAAAATATAGAAGGCAGTTTGTTTTTGTATCTCAAACCCAATGCCACAAACAAAGCTGTGACAGCGCCAACACCAAACTCAATAGACGCACCAGAAGACACTTCTAGATTGAATCAAGAAGGTATTGGCATAAGTGGAACCAATATCAATAGAGTTCCAACTGCACCCAACTTGGGAGTGCAACGAATTGCACAATCACTTGGAATAAAAGCCAATCCAAACACATTCTCTGCTGCAACAAAGTTTGGCAAGGCCAATTTGCCCATGCTGGCAACCCCGCCATTTAACGGAAATCCAAGATTTGATGAAGGAAGCCCTACCAATGTAAGTGAGCTGGCAACGCCAGGTATCATTGCATATGCAGACTCACCATTACCAGCAACTTCCGGTTCAGGCGGCGGGACTGAAGTGGTTGGTGTGCCCAACACATCCACTGTAAATAGACTTACCAACAGTAATTTATTAAACACACAGTCAATCACTGCAACTCAGTTGCGGCAATTAATTAACAAAGAGTTCTAACATGGCAGATGATATTCAAAGAAGTCGCGGTCGTCCGGTCAATTACAAAATGGACCGGGGCAACGTGCCCACAGATTTTGGCCCATTTTATGGCGTGGTCAAAAACAACATTGACCCCACAAGATCAGGTCGGTTAGAAGTGTATATTGCAACATTTGCAGACGGAGACTCTGAAGACAGCAGCAAGTGGACCACCGTGAGTTATTTGCCAGGATTTTTTGGATACACAGGCAACTATGCAGGCAGCTCGGGCAACGGCTCATACCCTGGCAACACCAACAGTTATGGCATGTGGTTTACTCCTCCTGATATTGGAGTAGTTGTGTTGTGCATATTTGCCAATGGAGACCGAAGCCAAGGTTTTTATATTGGTGTTGTTCCCGAGCAAACAGTTGGCTACATGGTTCCTGCAATAGGTGCCAGCAAACACTTTTCCACAGACAACACCAATCAAAAGTCTTATTTTGAAGGCGCCTCTCAATTGCCGGTCACTGAAATCAATATCAACAATATTGGATATGAAGAAGATGGCAAATTTGTTGACAAACCAAAGCCAGTTCAAAGTGTATCAGCAGCAGTGATGTTTCAACAAGGTATCGTCAAAGACATTGCACGTGGGCCTATTGCATCAAGTAGCCAACGCGAGAGTCCCAGCCAGTGTTACGGTATTAGCACACCCGGAACTGCAATCTATCAAGGTGGCATGACTCCTCAAAATATCAAAAGTAAAGCAGACAGTAACTCACTCAAACCCAGTGACATGCGAGTCATTGGACGCATGGGCGGTCATACTTTTGTCATGGATGATGGCGACATTGACGGTAAAGACAAACTGGTAAGATTTAGAACTTCAAGCGGTCATCAAATTTTAATGAGCGACAGTGACAACTTCATGTACTTTATTCATGCAAATGGTCAAACCTGGATTGAGCTAGGCAGTGAAGGCACTGTGGATGTTTATGCATCTAATTCCGTTAATTTTAGAACTCAAGGCGATATTAATCTACATGCTGATCAAGACATCAACATGTATGCCAAAAGAAACATCAACATTAAATCAACTGAGAACACTCAAATTGAAGCAACAAAAACCATGACACTTACTGCCAAGGACAAAATGACTGTGTACAGCAAAGCAGGCATAGGTGTAAAATCTGACGGGTCTATTGCATTGCAAAGTTCAAACGGCAGCTGGGCAGGTGGCGGAAGTATTTCATTAAACGCCGGGGGGATTGACTTGAACAGTGGCTCAGCTGACTCGGTGTCTGCTCCAAAAGCACTTGAAGAAACCACACTTGATGACACTGAATTTGATAACAGCACTGGTTGGAAGGTAAATCAAGGATCATTGAAAAGCATTGTGAGTCGGGCTCCCACACATGAACCATATCCTTGGCACAACAAAGGTGTTAAAACCAAAGTCAAATTTGAGCCTGGAACTCCACCCCCACCCCCGGGAGCAGTTCCTATTCCAGCCGGGGTAGAGATTACAGCAAAATAAAATGGCAGTTTTTAATTTTGTTATAAGTGGTACAACAAAAACTTTTGAAGTCAAAGGTCCTGCAGGCCTGACTTATGAACAAGCTAAGGCTATTTTTGACAAACAAGTTGCTACTGGTGCATTGGCTGGATTTTCTGCAGGTGATGTGTTGAGTGCTTTTACACAAACAACAGCTGGATTGACCAGCGCCACAGCAAATTTTTCACAAGAACTTGCAGGTATAAAAAACAATTCACTTGGTATTGAATTAAATTATAACACAAAATCTTTGTCAGCACAAATTTCAGGTGCAATAAATGTAACTTCATCCACAGGCATAACTGACACAGTTGCTGCCATTGTTGGTGCTAGATTAAGAACCACAACAATAAACAATCCATTGTCAATTGGTGATTATGCCAAGGCTACACCGGCTGTGGCTGCCACAGTTGGAAATCTGTCAGTTGCAGAAATTACATCTGCCATGGCAGCTGTTGAAAAAGTACTTGGTCAAACAGCTGAAACTGTAAGCAACAGTGGTGTTGGAAAATATGCGTTAACGTGCGAACAACTTGAACGTGCAGGATACATAAAATTAGGAACAGCAGCAAAATTTTTAACACAGGATCAAAATCTGACAACCATAGTTTTGGCAAGCTCTGCTGTGTGGACCGGAAAAGACGGTGTTAAAAATGTTGAAGGCATCACCAGCAATGGTGCATTACAAACGCAAATTCAACAAGATCTTATGACAACCGGCACCCAACAACTCTTGCAGTTGGGCATAAACATTTCATCAATGACACCGTCTGTTGCTGGGGCATTGGCAGTCAACGCCGCCAAGGATGTTGCAAACACTGCGACCTGGGCCACAAACTCTGCATTGCAAACCAATACCATGGCGTATTTGAATTCTTTGGGCCGCGCTGCTGCATTTGGTATAGATCTAGTGATATCATCTTTGAATGATGCCACAAAAAGAATCAAGCTTGAAATTCCAGCAGTTGATACTGTAAATCGAGAAACAGTTGATGCTGCATCAATACGAGTTATAGGCAACAGCAAGATTCCTAGTACAATATCTAACGCAAATAATTTTGCTACAAGCACAGCATCGGCCACAGCGTTGTTGTCTTTTGTAAACGAGTACGAGACCAGCTTGATCAAAATACGAGATAGATTAATATCATTTCAAATCAGTGGTACAATAGCACAAGATTATTACGACACCATAAGACAAGACTATTCAAATATAAAATCAACATTCAACACTAGATTTAATACACTGTATCAATTGGCACAACAAACAATTTTTGCATCAACTGTTGACAGCAGCTCAGCAGTTGAAATTGTTAAAAATGCTGTGTCCAAAGCAGAGACCACGGTGATTCAACTTGAAGAAGCCATTGCAAAATTAATTGGTAAAATATTGCAAAACCTATCAACACGCCCAATGTAATTGGCTATAAATATTGACATGACTACTTACATTGGTTTCAATACGCAAAAACAGTACAAAAAATTTACCCTGACAGATTTTGAATTGATCAAGCGCGATTTGCTCAATGCTTTTAATATTCGTCAAGGGGAATTGCCAGGCCGACCAGGGTATGGCACTGTGGTCTGGGATTTTTTGTTTGAAAATCAATTGGAAGAAACTAGCGAAGGTATTGTTACAGAAATACAACGTTTGGCCGGCGGTGACCCACGATTGTATGTGAGTGAAATTAACACATTCCCCCAAGAACACGGAATTTTAATTGAATTACTTCTACAACAAGTGAACACAACCAACGCTGAAATACTCAGTATTTTCTTTGACCTACAAACACGCAATGCCAGTTACGTATAAACCACATGGTTTATACAGTCAATAAATACATGACTATAACCCAAGGTTAACTGAGCATGGCTAAAACCACAAGACAAACAGCAATATTTGGAGTTGAAGACTGGAAACAGATCTATCAAACCTATCGCGAAGCCGATTTTCAAAGTTATGATTTTGAAACTTTACGAAAAAGTTTTGTTGATTATCTGCGATTGTATTACCCAGAAACATTCAATGACTATATTGAATCAAGTGAATTCATTGCATTGCTTGACATCATTGCATTCATGGGGCAAAGTTTAGCTTTCCGCACAGATTTAAACACTCGTGAAAATTACCTAGACACAGCAGAGCGCCGCGACAGCGCAGTTCGCCTGGCCAATCTTGTGAGTTATACCCCCAAGCGCAATACTGAAGCATCAGGATATCTAAAAGCATTCAGTGTAAGCACAACTGAAAATGTTGTAGATTACAACGGCATAAATTTGTCCAATGTAACAGTTACATGGGCGGACCCAACCAATTTAGACTGGCTGGAACAGTGGACCACAATTGTCAATGCTGCTTTGATCGACAGTCAAAAAGTAGGGAGACCGGGCAATAGTCAAACTGTTTTGGGTATAAAAACCGACGAGTACGCAATCAATTTGGTGCCTGGATTTATCCCAGTGATTCCTTACACTGCCATTGTTGACGGAGTCAACATGCCGTTTGAAGCAGTGGCATCAACTTCGGTTGGGCGTGACTATGTGTATGAACCCAGCCCAGTGCCAGACACAGTGTTTAATATTTTGTATCGAAATGATCAACTGGGTTATAACAGCGTTAACAATGGATTTTTTTTCTTGTTCAAACAAGGAACATTGTTGAATCAAGATTTCAACTTGCCTGAACGCATCGCCAACCGTACAGTGAATATCAACATTGAAGGAATCAACAATCAAGATCGTTGGTTATTTCAATTAGACAATGTGGGAAATATAAATCGAGAATGGACATATGTTGAAAACATCTATGCCGCCGGCGCTGAACAACTTGAAACGCAGCTACGCCCAATTTATACAACCACAAGCCGTGCAAATGATCAAATAACCATGGTGTTTGGTGATGGTGTTTTTTCTGAGATACCAGTTGGAACTTTTCGCGCATATGTTCGCAGTTCCAATGGCTTGCAATACATTATCAACCCTGAAGAAATGCAAAACGTTGTGCTGCCCATCAGCTATATTGATCGCAACGGAAACCTACAAACCATTACATTCACCTGCGGCATTACACAACCAGTAACTAATTCACAAACACGCGAAAGTCTTGATCAGATCAAACAACGTGCGCCGGCACGGTACTACACGCAGAACCGCATGGTCAACGGCGAAGATTACAACTTGTTTCCTTATACACAGTACAATTCAATCATAAAATCTAAAGCAGTAAATCGTGCCAGCATTGGTACCAGTCGCTGGTTGGATCTTGTGGACAACACCGGCAAATACAGCAGCACCAATTCATTTGCCAGCGATGGTGGGTTATGGGAAGATAACATACTGCCCACACTGTTGTTCAATTATACCAACCGTAATGAAATTAGTGATTTTATCTCTAATCAGGTACAACCCACTCTGCTCAACGAAGTAGTCAAGCAATTCTACTATGCTAACTATCCCAGAATAAACATCAACACCGGCGTAACCGCATTCAGTACTTGGACACAAAGCACAACCATTGCCAACGAAACTACTGGATACTTTAAAAATGCTAATTTGGCTCCAATTCCCGTGGGACCAACTTACAGCAACACAGGATTCAAATATGTGGTGCTTCAAAGTTTGATAAAATTTGTACCACCAGCTGGATACTATTTTGATGCCAACAACAAATTACGCTCCGGAACACCAACACGTCCCGATGAAAAATTAGAAATTTGGGCCTCACCAACAGCAATTGTGGGAGATGGTAGCAACAACGGGATAGGAAACTTGACCAATGGTCAAGGCCCAGTGGCTTTGAATAATTTTGTGCCAACAGGTGCAATAGTGAGTACCATAATCCCAGTGTTTGTAACCACCTTGCCAACTGAGTTACAAACTCAAGTGGTTGAGCAAATGTTGCTTTATAGAAATTTTGGACTTGGTTATGATAACGATGGCACAATAACCGGCACTGCTGCAACATGGTACCTGATACCAAGCACAAATTTAGATGTTGATGCCACTTGGAGCCTGGCCAATGCTGGGTCCACCACACCGGGTGTACTTGACGCAAGTTGGTTGGTACAATTTGTTACGCAAAACAACAATTACACAGTGACCACTCGTGGCTTGGCGTATTATTTTGGCAGTGTGCTGCAGACAAGATTTTTTTATTACGATGGATCGCCAATATATGACAGTCGTAGTGGCACTGTTATAAAAGACTTTATCAATGTGCTGGCCATGAATTCTCAACCCGACAGCACAGATTCATTGCAAAGCAACATCTATATGACTATCATTGGACAGCCAGTTGAAAGCGATGGGTATGTTGATGACTTTCAAGTGCTGGTAAGTTATCGTGACAATGACAGTGATGGAGTCCCTGACAATCCAGATTTCTTTACAGAAATTGTTGCACCCACAGTGAACCCAACATCAAAGCTGGTGTTTTTTGAGCAAATTGTAGACTTTGATAATTTACAAAGATATGTGTTGGTCGAACCCGGTCGAGTAAACACTGATTACACCACATTGACACAACTTGAATTGGTAAAAACTGAGTGGACGCCCGGTCAGATCTTTTACACCACAACCGATCAAATTTTTTACGAGCTAACATTAACCACCACTGGTGCTAGAGAACTTGTTGAATTAAGCACATGGATAGCTCGAACTGGCCGACAAGCACTGTATTTTCAGTATCGTCATAACTCACCATTGACTCATCGAATTGATCCTGGCACAACAAACATAATTGATTTGTATGTGGTGACTCAAGGATATTACACAGCATATCAAAACTGGTTGCGAGACATCACTGGCACAGTTGCACAGCCAAGTATACCAACCATGGATGAATTAAACACTGCTTACCAAGGGCTTAATGATTACAAAATGTTAAGTGACAATATTGTATTGAACAGTGTGGTGTTTAAACCCTTGTTTGGTCCCAAGGCAGACTCAAGCCTGCAGGCAACTATCAAAGTTATTCGGGCCCAAGGATCTACGGCCAGTTCCAGCGAAATTAAAAACTCAGTGTTGACAGCAATGAATGACTATTTTAGTATTGACAAATGGAATTTTGGCGACACATTTTATTTCAGCGAGTTAGCAGCATATCTACATCAACAATTGGGAACCATTATCAGCACTGTGGTTCTTGTGCCATTGAACACGCAAAAAAGTTTTGGAGATTTGTATGAAATTCGCAGCGAACCAAGTGAAATTTTTGCCAACGCCGCGTTGATTGAAAATATTGAAGTAATTGAAGCCTTGACTAGTACCAATTTACGTACAGCACCAGGTAGTGGAGTAATTTAATGGCTCAGATGCGATCTGTAAACTTTTTACCAGAAATTTTTCAAACGGATGCTAACAAACAATTTTTAGCAGCCACACTTGATCAATTAACACAAGAACCAAAATTTAAACAAACTCAAGGATATATTGGTCGTCGACTAGGTCCTGGTGTTGATCCAACAGGCAAATACATACAAGAACTAACTCCTGTTCGAACAAACTATCAACTTGAACCAGGCGTGGTATCTTTGGATTCAAATACTGGCGATACCCTAGATGTAATCACCTATCCAGGAATGGTCGACGCCTTGGAAACCAACGGCGCTGACGTCAGTCAACAAACAGAATTGTACAGCAGCGAATACTACACGTTTGACCCGTTTATCAACTATGATTCATTTGTAAATTACAGCCAGTACTATTGGTTGCCTGGTGGGCCAAAGGTAGTAAACGTTGACGCTGACCCTGTTCCAATTGGGTCAACTTTTACAGTCAATCGAACCAGCACAGGTTATCAATTTGATGGCATAGTAGGAAACAACCCCACAATTACCTTGGTGCGCGGTGGGTCGTACAATTTTTCAATTGATCAGATACCCACAGCAACAATTAATTATCGTGTAAGCAACAATGGAACAGTGGCCTACGTTATCGAGCAACAACAAAATCCAACATTGACTTTGGTTCGTGGTAACACTTATGTGTTTACCATGGATTGTGTTGGCAATTTTCCATTCTACATTAAAACAAGTTATACCCTGGGAACAGCCGATCAATTCAATGACGGGGTGCTCAATAACGGTTCAGCCACAACCACGGTGACCTTTACAGTGCCTGCCACTGCACCAGATGTGTTGTATTACCAAGCCGGTAATGAATATACCATGCGCGGTCAATTGACCATAATTGATCCTACTACAAACACTGGACCAAAATTTTGGATACAGTCAAAGCCCAGCGTTGATGGACAAGATCCAAGCACACCAAATATCAATGTTAGAAATGTATATGGAGCAGTCAACAATGGAATTGATTTTGGTACAATAACACTTAATGCGCCAAGCAAAACCGCACAACAGTTTTACTATGATCTTGATTATTATGGATCAGTCGACTTGTTGACCGGACTTGATTATGATCAAATCAATGGCATCGAACTGACAACATTTATCAACAGTTACGGGGGAATTGATGGGATTACTAACCTTCAAGGCCGCACAATTGTGTTCACTAGTGCCAATGGATGGGGGACAGTGCCACTGTCTTTGCGATATCAAGTTTGGAGAATCAACTATCAAACTGTTGGTGACACAGTATTTTTACAACTATCCAATGTTGGCATAATAGGACTACAACAAAAATTTGATATTTTGTTTGGCGATGAATACGCAAACACACAATGGTACAAATTAAATTCTGGTGTTTTCAGCCAAATTCCATTGCTGAGTGCAGTACAAGATACATTGTACTATCAAGACAGTGAGAATCCGTCTTTTTATGGCATCATACGATTGATTGAACCTGCTGACCAAGGCAAAATTTTTATAGACGAAATTCTTGGCAAACAAAATTACACTGGTCCCAACGGCGTGGTGTTCACCAATGGCCTTAAAGTCAGATTTACTGCACCCACATCTCCAAACATTTACAGCAGTGTTGAAACTGTGATAACCTGTACACAGACAACTGAAACAATTAATTTTATTACTTGTTTAAGCACAGCTGATTTAATTGTTGGTCAACAAATCATATTCACTGGAGATGTTTTTGGGGGACTAACTGCCAATGCAGTTTACTACATCAAAGAAATTGTCAACAGCAGTCAATTTACAATAAGTCAAGTGCCATTTGGATTTATTGTCCCGGTTACAAGTTCTTTTGGTTCAATGACCGGAACAGCCAGTAGCAATCGTGAATTTTATGTCAGCGGAGTTGGATCTTCAATTGAGTTACTGCCTGTTGACAATTTTATAACTCCTGAGAGTTATGTGGTACCTGCAGAAGATTCGTCAGCTGGTGGTGAACCAACCGACCAAGATTATTTAACCATAGATCGAGCATCAAAAGATCAAAATGCCTGGACCAGAAGTAATCGATGGTTTCATTTAGAAGTCATCAAAGCCACAGCAGCCTACAATAACATTGAGCTGATACTTGATAATGATCAACGTGCCAAGAGACCAATATTGGAGTTTCGACCTGGAATCAGGCTGTTTAACATGGGTACCGAAGCCAAGGCTCCCATTGACATTATTGATTTTTCTGAGACTGATGCCTTTAGCAATATTGAAGGTAGTACCAGTTACAGCGTCAATGGCTACACATTGGTAGAAGGCAGCAGAATAATTTTTGCCAATGATGATGATTCTCAAGTTCGAAATAACATTTATCAAGTAGAATTTGTCACGCCCGATACAGTTGCCCCATTGATCCCCCAACCAATTATTGTGCTTACTCTAGCCGATGATGGGGTGACCGAAATTGACAATTGTGTGATTTGCCTTGGCGGCAATCAAGCCGGCGAAACATATTGGTTTAACGGGATAACATGGATTGAAGCGCAACAAAAAACAGCAGTGCAACAGGCTCCGCTGTTTGATATATTTGACAGCCCTGACTCAACCGGTATAAGTTTGTCAAATAGAGTCAAGTACCCCAGTTCGACTTTTGTTGGATCAAAACTGTTCAGTTATGCGCCTGGTGTTGGCACAGTTGACAGCGTTCTTGGGTTCCAACTTGAATACAGCGCACTTGGTAGTATTGGTGATATTGTTTTTACCAACAATCTTTACAACGATACGTTTGTCTATGTGACCGGCAACACCAGTTCTGTAGTAAACATCAGTACTGGGACTCCAAGGGAATACAGCAATAGAACATCCTATACTCCATTATTGGGATGGCAAACTGGTATCATTAACAGTTTTTCCCCACAGCAACTAGAATTCACTTATCAAGGAATACCATTGGTTTTAGATGTTGCTGCCTCGCAAGAAACATCTATACCTGCAGTCAAAGTTTTTATTGAAAATGTTTTTCAAGATCCTTCAACATACGTGGTTACAATTGGCACTGACTCAACACAAATTAGATTTTTGATTGAACCAGTGATTGATAGCAACATAATTGTTGAGGTCATAACCGGTCAAGTCAGTAAATCTGGCTTTTATCAAATTCCAATTAACCTAGAGGACAATCCTTTTAACAACAACAGCTCAGGGTTTACCTTGGGAACTATTCGCACACACTATGAATCGATTTGTCAGAATTTAAATAACTTTTCTGGCATAATAAATGGTGCCAACAACACTAGAGATCTTGGAAATATAGTTCGTTATGGACTAACAATACTTCAACAAAGTGCCCCACTGACCTTGGCCGGATATTTTTTACGCAGTGAAAAATACAACATTTTTAATTCATTGCAATTTGCCAGTCAGGAATATGCAAAATTTAAAAATCAATTGCTCAATGCAGTAAATTCACTGACTTTGAATTTTGAAACACCAGGGCAGATTCTTGACGGTGCATTGGCCGAAGTAATTTACGGGAAAATAGAACAAAGTCCTTTTTACTGGAGTGACATGATTCCAGCTGGTAGTACCGTAACAAATACAACTTACGTGATCAGCAACACCACAACCACAGTATTTGATACTTTGCAAGTTTACAATTACAGCAGTGCAAATTTCTTAGGCATGAACGTTTATCTAAACAATCAATTGTTGATTCGTGGATATGATTACACTGTGGCAACTGATGGCCCACGTATAACTTTGTTGGTAGATTTATCATTAGATGATGTACTATTGCTGCAAGAATTTTCAGCTACCTATGGAAATTTTGTTCCAAACACCCCAACCAAATTGGGATTATATCCTGCCTGGAAACCAGAAATCATAACTGTTAAAACCACAACTGGTACCCAAGAAATGATTCGAGGACACGATGGCAGTCAAACACCAGTGTTTGGAGATGTTCGAGATCAAGTGCTGTTGGAATTTGAAACAAGAGTTTTTAGTAATTTAAAACTGGACAACAACCCAGTGCCACTCACAGCAGTGGATGTTATTCCTGGACAATTTAGAAACACTGGATACACATATCAAACCATAAATGGCATTTTAGGAGAAAGTTTTTTAAGTTATGTGAGTTGGAACAAACTTGACTACACCACTCAACAATACAATGCCGCGAATGAATTTTCTTACAATTACAGCAATGCACAAAACAAGTTAGACAATCAAAACTTATTGGGCGCGTGGCGTGGCATTTATCGATATTTTTATGATACTCAACAACCTGAATTGTCACCTTGGGAGATGCTGGGTCTAACACAAAAACCAACCTGGTGGGAAATTACCTACGGTCCAGCGCCGTATACTTCAGACAACACTGTTTTATGGGATGATCTAGCAGCTGGTATCATCCGCGACCCTGACGGTTCTTATGTAGATCCAAATTACATTAGACCCGAATTGTTAAAAGTTTTGCCAGTGAATTCCAATGGCGAACTGTTGCCCCCATTTCAAACAGTAATGAGTGGGTATCAGAACAACAAGTTTAGACAGAGTTGGGCAGTTGGCGATGGAGGACCGGTTGAAGCATCTTGGTGGAATTCCAGTGACTATCCTTTTGCAGTCATGAGACTGCTGGCATTGACTCGTCCAGCAAAGTTTTTCTCTTTGTTTGCTGACCGAGACTTGTATCGTTATAACACAGCGTTTGACCAATACTTGTACAATGATCGTTATCGTCTTGATGCCAACGGCGTCCAAGTCTACGGTGATGGAGTAAGCAAAGCCAGCTACATAGATTGGATAATTGACTACAATCGTGTGCTCGGAGTCAACAGCACTGCTGATCTTGAATTGTCTTTGAAAAATATTGATGTCAGACTCTGTTATAGACTTGGGGGATTCAGTGACAAACAGTATTTAAAAATTTACACAGAAAAATCCAGCCCTACAACAACAAACACAAGTTTGCTACTGCCAGATGACACCTACGATTTGTTTGTTTATAAAAATCAACCGTTTGATCGCAGTGTTTACAGTAGTGTTATTATAAAACGCGAGCCCACTGGATACAGCGTGTATGGATACAGCAATACACAGCCATTCTTTAATGCGTATCAAAGTGTTCCTGTGGGCACATTCAGAACATTTTTCAGTGGGGGAGTCACTGTGTCAGTGCCAACATCATACACTGATACAATAATTCAGATCCCTTATGGTTACACATTTAATACTACTGCTCAAGTTTCTGATTTTTTGTTGAGTTACGGTAGATATCTAGATACTCTTGGATTTGAATTTAAAGATTATGAAAATGGCTACATCCTAGATTGGCCGCAAATGGTAGATGAATTTTTATACTGGAGCAATCAAGGTTGGGGTGTTGGTAGTCTAATTAATTTAAATCCCTTGGCCTCTGGTTTAGAAATTACCAAAGAACAAGCAGTAGTAGATAACATTAATACACAAACTCAAGAAAAATTGTTGCTGGATCAAAACAAAAACGAATTTGCAACACGGAATATTAACATTGTTAGATTAGACAACACCTTGACATTACAACCATTGAATGATCAGAGTTTGAGTTATGCAGATTTGCGCTACACCAGTTACGAACACATCATAGTGTTTAACAATGCTAGCGTTTTTGGTGATTTGGTTCTTGACCCCACCACTGGAGCAAGACAAAGCAGGCTGCTATTGATAGGAAGCGTGTCATCAGAATGGAACGGCACAGTTGATGCCAAGGGATTTATTTTAAATCAGGATACTGTATCTGCATGGGATCCTGTTAAAAAATACACCAAAGGAGAATTGGTCAAGTATAAAAATGTTTATTGGAGTGCATTGACTATTATACAACCAAGTGCAACATTCAATTACGCTGATTGGACACAAAGTGATTACACGCTGATTCAACGCGGGCTGTTGCCAAACATTGCTAACAAGGCTGACCAGTTAGCCAACAGCTACAATGTAAATGTTGCCAATTTAGAAGTAGACAATGATTTATTAAGCTATGGATTGATTGGTTTTCGACCAAGAACTTATTTTGCAGCATTAAATCTTGACGACGTGAGTCAGGTCAACTTGTACAAACAATTTACTGGCACCAAAGGCACACTTGGCAGCGTACAATTACTGGCACCTGCTGACTTTGGTAAAGAAACGGCTGACTATTCAATATATGAAAACTGGGCAATTTTGCGTGCCACCTATGGTGCCAATGCCAATAGAAGTTATTTTGACCTGCGCCTAAACAAAGGATTACTAACCAGCGACCCTTGTTTGGTTCAAGTTATTAATCCTGATGAAACCAGTCTGGCCGATCAAAGTATTTTGTTGCCGGATGTTTGGAAGAGTAGCTTTAAACTAACCACTCCTGATATATTACCAACAACATTGACATTACCTACAGATATTTCTTTGCCAACTGCAGGCTATGTCAATGTTGATGATGTTGACATCACGGTGTTTAGCATTGACGATTTAAACGATTTGAGAGCAAGCATCAACAAAATCAATGTTGGTGCATCAGTTTGGGTTGCCAAAATTAACAGTTACGACTGGAATGTTTATCGTATTGAAAATGTTCCTGGAAGAATCGAACATGTTTGCGACAATTTAAATTCAACTTGTCGAGTTATTTTCAGCGATCAACACGGATTAACTACTGGCGATACTTTGGTAATTAGATTTTTTGATAACAGAGTTGATGGAGTCTATACTGTATTATCTGTGCCAACATTAACTGAAGTCTCAGTAGCACTGGTTTTGACAGGCGGTCAAACAGTAATAACCGGAGTTGGTGTTGGATTTACCTTGCAAACCCAAAGAGTAGCGCAAGCCAGCGACATCATCAATTTACCATTTGCCAAAAAAATTCTTCCAGGTGCCAAGGTCTGGGTTGACGACAACGGTGCAGGGCTCTGGGAAGTTTTAGAAAAACAAGACCCATTTGTATTTAGAGATCCACAATATTTGTTGCGCCCAAAATGGTTGGATGCAACCGAGCAATATGGTGCCAGCATTGCACAGACACTCAATAAAAATTCGTTGTTTGTTGGCAGTCCGCGATATGGTTTTGCCATTGGCAACAATCAAAAGGGCGGCATCTATGTGTATTTCAAGGGTACAAGCAGTCAATATACCCCGGTCACTATTGCAGAAAATTCTGACACAATAATGAGTTTAGACACCACTGGTGTCAAAGGTCTTGGCAATTCTTTAAGTGCTGGTTTTAGAGATTGGGCAGTTGCAGGAGCCAGTCAGAGTCTAGGACCAAATGGCGAAGCCGACAACGGATATGTCACTGTGATATATCAAGATTTTGCCAGCACTGGATTGGGTCAAAACCCCTATAAATTTTGGCAATTGCTTACATCGCCTGAATATCCAAACAATACCAACGCAGGAGAATTTGGATATGCAGTAACAATGAGTCAAGATGAAAATTGGTTTTATGCCAGCGCACCAGGTTTTAACCAAGTGTATGCATACGGAAAAGTTCCAGTAACCAATCAATTTTTAAGATACACTGCTGATGGAACAACAAGTTCAGTGTATATTGGGGCATCTATACAAATAAACAATGCAAATCAACTTAGTATAACTGTTGACAATACAGCATTGGTGTTAGGCACAGATTACACAGTCTCAGTTGATTTTGGCACTGTGGTGTTTACGATTCCGCCACTCAGTGGCAAATTGGTCACTGTATTAAGAAACTTTGAAAAACAATTAGACTATGGAGTCTATCTAAATGTTTCAGCCACTGGCGGGTCGGGCTCGGGTGCAGAATTCACAGTGATACGCCAACGTGGTGAGGTTGGTCAACCTGGCGCAACATTTGGCGGAGTCAGCGTCTCCAATGGCGGCAATGGTTATATTGTTGGAAACACACTGACTATTAGCAAGAATGACTTTGATGGTGGCGGGGCAGGATCATCGGACCTGGTAATCACAGTAGTCAACATTGGCACTGGCGGAGCAATAACTGCGGTGTCAGTTACCAGCTACACTCCTCCAACAACATTGGCTTCAGAGTTTGAGCTTTGGCCATATCTTTTCAGTGCTGATAATGTGTATTCGTTTACCATATTGGTTGACGGTATAATACAACGTCCCAACATTGATTATGAATATCAAGGAGATTACAGTAGCCTTGATTTAAACGATCTTAAATTCTATAATTCTCCTGCACAAGGTGCAAAAATAGTAGCAAGAGCAGAGAGTTATTTCAAATTGGTTGACACTATCCAACCACAGGGTCTTGCAAATAATGCAAGATTTGGACACAGTCTAAGTTGTACAGCAGATGGCCGGCAAGTTATAATTGGTTCAAAAAATGAAACTGTGGATGGATTGGTTGAAGCTGGCAAAAGTTATGTGTACAATCGTAATGTTCAACGTTTTATTTACGGGCAAGATACCAGTTCAGTGACATTCACAATCAATGGCACATTGACTGAACCAGTTGCAGTCTCAGTCAATAACATTCCGTTAATAAACGAGCAATACGGGGTGATTAATCAACCCAACAGTTTCACAGTGCTTGGAAATACTGTGACCATTCTGACAGATCTCAACGTTGGTGATATAATTGATATTGACACCAATCAATTTACGCTGGTACAAGAAATAATTCAACAGTCGTATGATTCTTCTGGAACAACTGTTGATAATCCAACGGAATTTACAAATTTTGGTCAGTCGGTAGATATTGTCAACAATGGCAGTAGCCTATATATTGGTGCTCCTCAAAGCAGTGAGCAATCTTGGAAAGGTGGGGCAGTTCAGCGCAATCTAAGCCAACCACAAATATTTGGAACAATCACCAGTAAAAACATTCTTCCGGCGCTGACGGCGGGTGATACAATTCAAATAAACTATCAAGAAGTTGCTGTACCAGCAGCTGGCACTGTGGCTGGACTGGCAGCGGCAATATCAGCAGAAGTTCCTAATGTAACAGCAACGTCCAGCGCCAACGGCCTGCTAACCATTGCCATAAAAAATGTTGATGCTGTGCCACTACGTAATAAACTTCAGATTGCACCAGGAGCAATTGGCACAGCTTGGGATGATTTAGGGTTTGATGTATTCGTATACACTCAAACTATTTTCAGTCCAACAGCCAATGATTTTGCTGCGTTTGGATATAGCTTGAGTGCAGATGCCACTGGCACTGCCTTGGTTGTGGGAGCACCTGAAGGCACTTTGTTGCTGCCAACAACGTTTGACTATGATGAAATACTGCAAGAACCAACCACAACATTTGATGGAAACGGTACAGAATTTTATTCTCTTAAAATTCAAAGTGGTGTAGTTTACACTTATGATTTTTTACCAGATGCAGATGTTGCCGACATTACCAGCAATGGCAAATACATATTTGGTCAACAAATTGGCAATAACCAAGTGCAACCACTTGATACTTTTGGTATTGCAGTTGATTATAAATCTGGGTTGTTGGCAGTGGGTGCTCCAGGCAATGACGCTGGCGACAGCGCAGCAGCATTTGGTGCTGTGTTTTTGTTTGACAATGCAACAGAAAGTCCCGCATGGACCGTGAGTCGTTTGCAACAACCAGTGGTTGATATTCGATTATTAAATTCAGTATTCATGTATGATCGAGTTACTGGAGCAAATACTGAATATTTTGATTTCTTTGACCCACTTCAAGGCAAAGTGTTGGGCGCTGCACAAGAAAATATTGATTACATTGGCGCCATAGATCCTGCTGGATACAACGTTGGCCCACTAAACAATACCAATATGCCTTGGGGGCCTGACCATGTTGGTGAGATATGGTGGGACATAGGGACTGTGCGTTTTATTGATCCCAATCAAGATGATATTGTGTATGCAAGTCGTCGATGGGGGCAAATTTTCCCAGGATCAAGTGTAGACATCTATCAATGGGTAGCCAGCTCGGTACCTCCAGCAAACTACACTGGAACTGGGACTGTGGCCAATGTAAACAATTACACAATTAATACCAGTTTGACTGGAGAAGGAATTTTTGCCACAACTTACTATTTTTGGGTAAAAAACATCACCACTACTAGTACCTTGCTTGGTAAAACATTGAGTGCAAGTTCCGTAGCACAATATATTTCAAATCCGCGCAGCAGCGGCATATCATATGTGGCTCCAGTAAACAGCAGCACCATTGCAATTTACAATGGTTTACAATATATAGAAGCACAAGATACTATCATAAGCATTGAATTTGATCAGCAGTTGACTGATGCAAACGTACACACAGAGTATGAATTGATAGCTCAAGGGCGAGATGATGCTTTCCTAAGTTCAACACTTTACAGAAAATTTCTTGACTCTTTTTGCGGTGTAGATGCAGCCGGTAATCTAGTACCAGATCCAAATTTGCCTGTGAGTCAACGTTACGGTGTTCAATTCCGTCCACGTCAAAGCATGTTTGCTGACAGATATCTTGCATTGAAAAACTATATTCTAAGAACCAATAGAATTCTTGCACAATATCCTGTTAGCGAAACCAGAAGTTTTGAGTTGCTAAACAGTAGTGAACCAATACCAGCGGCTGGCTCGGGTGCATGGAATTTTCAAGTAACTAATTTGGATGTACTTGGATATCAAAATATCTACACTGTGCCAATTGGATACAAATATCTTGTTGACTCCGACAGTGACAACAATGGTCGTTGGACAATATACACGGTAACAACCAGTCAAGCAAACCCTTCAATAAGAGAACTTGTGCTGACACGAGTTCAAAATTATGTCACACAAGATTATTGGAACTACATCAATTGGTATCAAGTTGGTTATAATTCTAGCACACAAATTATTGCTGAAGTTCCACTGTATGCAAATCTTTCATCTCTAACATTGGCTGAAGCCCCAATTGGAAGCAGCGTCAAAGTCACAGCAAACAGTGACGGCAAATGGGAAATATATATTAGAACTGTGGTGAGCTGGGATAGAGTTGGTTTACAAGATGGTACCATTGCAATTGCAGCAGTAATATACGATTATGCACTTGGACGTTTTGGATTTGATATTGAAGTCTTTGATGCACAATATTTTGATGAAGAACCTGTTATTGAAACACGAAAAATTCTTCAGGCCATAAATCAACAGCTTTTCATTGAAGATTTGTTGCTTGAAAGAAACAAAAACTTGATTTTAATGTTTGACTTTATTTTAAGTGAATTTCAAGCACCTGAATGGCTAATCAAGACCAGTTTAATTGATGTTGATCATAGAATACGAGCATTATTGCCCTTTCCAAACTATGTTCAAGACAATCAGGAGTTTGTGACTGATTATATTCAAGAAGTAAAACCTTATCATGTACAGGTGCGTGAATTTAATTTAACTTACAACGGTACTGATCCATTTGCTGGAGACCTAACTGACTTTGATTTGCCAGCATATTGGAACAACAATCTAGAAGTGCCGCAATTTACCAGCCCGGTGCTGCTGCCTTACACTCACGCAACAGCCCAGCCCGGCAATATCAATAGTGATACAGAATCAAATGACCCAATTTGGACTGCTTGGCCTTGGAGTCAGTGGTATAACAATTACACTCTCCATGTTGACAGTGTGGTTATTATCAATGGCGGCAGCGGGTACACTACCGCACCACTGGTGGTAATAACTGGGGATGCCACTGAGTCAGCTACAATGTACGCAACCATAAATGATAGTGGTGCAGTGATCAGCGTTACTGTATTAACCAGCGGATCTGGGTATTTGACCACACCCACAATAAGTTTTGTTGGTGGCAATGGTACCAGTGCCACTGCATATCCAGTCATGACAAATGGTTTGGTACGATCATTTAAAACAGTTATCAAATATGACCGTTACCAATATCAAAGTCAAATCACTGACTGGCAACCAAATGTCAGTTATGACAATGGTACCTTGGTGAGATACAACAACACTGTTTGGGAAGCTGAAAGCTCTGATGGCAGCACTGCTGTTGAAGGGCCCACGTTTGACCTTACAAACTGGACACCTGTACCTGCCAGCGCACTGAGTGGTATAGATCGCACCATGGGCTTTTATAATCCTGGTGTTGACCAGCCGGGTATAGACCTTCCTTTGTTGGTAAATGGGGTTGACTATCCGGGAGTTCAAGTATTTGGCCCAGATTTTTTAAGTAGTACTCCGCTTGACGCTGTTTATGCCAGTAGTTTTACCGATCAATATCTTGGAACTAGACCAACTGATATAAATGTCAATGGTGGTGAATTTATTGGGCCATATGAAGGTCATGCACCTGAAGAATTGATCAATGGCAGTGAATATGACACCATGGATTTCCGAGTGTACACACGCCCCGGCAGTGATTGGACCGGTGATGGACACGGCTTTGCAATTCGTACTGCTCGTTATTTTTACGATGTTGCTGAGCCAACATATTTTTGGGGAGATGCCAAAATCACTGCGCCTGTTGTGGCCTTGGTTTATAACGCAACAACTCAAACTGACCTGTTCTTGGGCACTGATTACACTGTTGACTATACCAATCAAACAGTCACAGTGTTAAACGCCTCAACCGACGACATCATCAATATTCAAATATACAGTTTAGGTGGTGGCAGCGAATTGTTTAGACAGAATTATACCGGTGCTGACTTTGCAAATGACACAGTTATAATTCCAGTCAATGCTGCGCAAATACAACAACTTGCTGTGATTGTAAATGGTCAAGCTGAAACTGGAGCAACATGGAGTGCATACTACCCAAACACTGCTTGGGCAATTACAAATAGTTATTCTAGACTAGATGTGGTCACATACAGTGGTTCATATTTTAGGGCCATTGTTGATGTTCCAGTTGGCATTGAAATAACCAACACTGTTTATTGGACACTGTTTGTGCCAACCACTTTGTCATTGATTGAATTCAACAATTCTTACTCGGCCTCTGACGGAGTTTTTGTTGCAGCCCTAGGATACACTACGCCAGTTCAATACGGTTGGAGCACACCACAGACTCAAAATGTTGTGGTTGACAGCACCATTGCATCAACAAAAACTATAACATTATCAAATTATGTTGGCGGATCAAATCCCGCCAACATGGTGGTTACACGCAATGGTTTGAGATTGCGTCCATATGAATGTATTGAGTGGTTTGGTGATGACAGTTCTATCAGCTTTGGATTACCACAACGCGGTGGGTACAGCCAACAAATTATTAATTCTGCAACAGACATCACAGTCTGGATTGACAATGCGTTGCAAGTTCAAAGCGTTGGTAGTGTAGTGGGCGATTATGTAGTTACCAACTGGAGTGGTAGCAACGTACCAGGCCGTCAAGTGGTATTCAACACACCACCAGAATCTGGAGCCATAATTTTAATCAGTGTGAGCACAGTAGCAGATTATTATGTGACCGGTAATTTATTGGAAATTTCAGCACCATTGAACCAAAATGATCAAGTGGCTGTGACAACCTGGAATGACACTGCACAACAAGACATTTCAACCCTGGTATTCGAGGGCCCGGTATACAGTGGTGTAACAATCGAAGAAGGCTTTGATGACACACTGTTTGACGAAGGCACAGTGTCTGGTGGTCCTGGTACATTCTCTTATCAAATTGGTGTAGTAACCGCCAACAACGACTTTTTCTTGAATCGATATGCAACTGCAAACCGTTTGTGGGTCACACTTGACGGGTATCGTCTAAGTGAGGGTATTGATTTTACGGTCAGTGGAGAATATCTAATATTGAGTTCGGGAGCGATTGGGCCTGCACAAGTTTTGGCAGTGACTGAATTTACAGAAAATCTTGTGCCAGATGCACTGACATTTAGAATTTTCCAAGACATGCGTGGAGTACAAGCAACCTACAGAATAACAGCCACAACTACCACAACACTGGCACAAGATTTATCAGCCACAGCTGATGTAATTTATGTTGATGATGCTGGAGCTCTCAATGAACCAGACTTGGCACAAGGACTTTTTGGTGCAATCAGCATTGATGGCGAACGTATTCTTTATCGTGTGCGCGATCTTGCCAACAACACCTTGAGCGGTTTACAACGAGGCACCGGTGGCACTGGCGCGGCTGATCACACTGCTGCCGCAAATGTTTATAGCTTTGGAGTAGACAATTTGATGCAAGCACAATATCAAGACTATGTGGTCAGCAAAACCACGGTGGCCAACGGTGCAACCACAGTGTTCTCCGCAGACAATATCACAACAAGCACATTCAGTGGCACTTTTGATTCATTTGCTAGAAGTCTGGAAGTGTATGTTGGCGGCACTAGACAGTATGCATACAGCGATACCACTGCAACAAGCCAGTATCGGTACAACGTGGTTTCGGGTACACCAGCACAAATTGAATTTGTGGTAAATTACGATGTGACACCACAACTGACTCCTCCACCAAACGGGGTAGAAGTTACTATTTTGCAACGCCGTGGGGTAACTTGGTATGCACCGGGCACCACAACACCCAGTGACGGTATAGCATTGCAGGAGACTAACACTATCCCCGCAAGATTTCTACGTGGATTATAAGCGGATAAATAAATGACCATGTCAAATACACCAAAAAATTTGGAAAATACTCAACCAACAGTTGTTAAAACACCAGCCCCACGACGGCCTAACGAAACGGGCACCATAAGTTTGCAAGCTCATATGCGTATTTTTGACCCAATTACAAATAAAACTATTGTGGAGACTCGAGGATGATCACTCCGGGACTATGTAAAATTCAAGGGTTTGTTAAAATTTTTGACCCAAGTTCAGGCGAAATTTTTGTGGATAAAACAAATGCTATCCATTATGAAAATATGAGCATTGCAATGGCTCAGTGCCTAGCTGATAGAGAATTGGGTTACATTTATCAAATGGCATTTGGCAACGGCGGTAGTTCAGTTGATCCCACTGGTGTCATTACATATTTGCCTCCAAATACCACTGGACAAAATGCAGCATTGTACAATCAAACTTATGCAAAAGTAGTAGATGATAATTCTGCAGCAGACACCGATCCAGAAAATAACAAACTAACAGTGCTTCATACTGCTGGCACAGCATACTCAGACATTTTGGTTACCTGCTTGCTTGATTACGGTGAACCAGCAGGGCAACAAGCATTTGACAACAGCACTAATTTCAATGGAGAATTTGTGTTTGATGAATTGGGGCTAAAAGCCTGGAATGGCTCGGCCAGTAATTTGCGTTTAATTACACATGTGGTATTCCACCCAGTGCAAAAAAGTTTGAATAGACAAATTCAAATAGATTACACATTGCGAATACAAACATTGAGCAATATTAATGCAGTGTAAAACAAGGAATAGGTAAGCAGTCATGGCATATACAATTAATTTAACAGATGGTACAATTTTTGCTACCATTCCAGATGGCACCGTTAATACCGCCTCAAGTATGATTTTGGTAGGTAAAAACTATGCCGGGTACGGAGAGTTTTTAGATGAAAATTTTATACATGCGCTAGAAAATTCTAGTAACCCAACAGCACCGCCCGCACCACTTACAGGGCAACTTTGGTGGGACAAGACCAACAACTTACTCAAAGTATATCAAGGGACTGCGTGGAAAGTTGTCAACGCAGCCACTGCTTCTTCCACTGCTCCCGGCAACAATGTAACCGGCGAGTTATGGTATGACACCAGTAATCAACAGCTCAAAGTATGGACCGGTGCTACGTTTTTGACCGTGGGACCTGCTTACTCAAGTGCAACCGGCACAGCTGGTGCAATCCCTGAAACCATCAATGATAACACTGCTGCACCACATCTTGTGACCACAATCTATGTGAACAATGTCAGAGTTGCTGTAATCAGCCAAGATGCTTTTACTCCTGCTGCTCCAATTAATACATCTTTTCCTTTCATTTATGCTGGAATAACATTAAATGTGGCCTTGGCAAATAGTACCACTTATGCTGGCAATGTGGTCAGCGTGACTGGTAATGTAACTGGCAGTTACTTCAATGGAGTTGGAGCCAGCTTGTCTGGTAACATTGTTAGTTCGTTAAATGTGACTGGTAATGTTGCTGGTGGAAACATACGAACAGTTGGACAAATTTCTTCCACAGGTAATTTGACCACAGCCAATGCAAGTTTGTCAGGATTTGTAAGCGCCACTGGCAATGTAACCGGTGGCAACATTTTAACCGGCGGTATTATAAATTCTACTGGCAATATCACCGGCGGCAATATTGATACTTCTGGACTGATCACAGCAGCAGGTAACATAACATCATCAGCCAACATTGCAGGTGCAAATTTGATCATGAGTGGGCTGGTCACAGTGGTTGGAAATGTACAAGCTGGCAATGTACGCACCACTGGATTGATTAGTTCAACTGGAAACATTACCAGTGCTGGAAATGCAGCCGCTACATATTTTATTGGTAACGGAAGTCAGCTAACTGGTATCAGTGCAGCTATTTCTGTTAGTAAAATTGAAAACGGAACTTCGAATGTGCGTATTGGAGTTGCCGACGGTAACATCAGTATGTCGGTTGCTGGAACTGCCAATGTTATTGTGGTTGATTCAACCACAATGTATGCCAACATACTCAGTGTATCAAGCATATCCAAAGTGGGTGCTAATGCTGTTGGCAACATTGGATCAAGCTCTAACTATTTCAATCAAATATTTGCCACAGCAACCACAGCACTTTATGCTGACGTTGCAGAACGTTTTGCTGCTGATGAATTTTTAGAACCAGGTACTGTGGTTGAATTAGGAGGCACAAAAGAAATTACTCGTTCGCGCACGCCATTGAGTGAAAATGTGTTTGGAGTGATAAGTACCAGACCAGCATACACAATGAACGGCGGCGCTGGTGACGATGATACCCACCCCAAAGTAGCTATGACTGGACGAGTTCCGGTCACAGTTGTTGGCTCGGTTAAAAAGGGTGACCGACTGGTTAGTGCAGGTAATGGCATAGCCCGAGCAGCAGCACCTGGCGAAGCAACTGCATTTAACACAATAGGTCGTGCGTTAGAAGATAAATTATCACAAAACACAGGCCCAATAGAAGCAATTGTAACAATAAAATAACGAGGTAATTGGTAATGACGTACAGTTCAGGCGGTTTAATTCAAGCAACAGACTACAACACTTTTGTCACAGCTGGTACCAACAGTGTCAATGCAATTGGTAACGCATACGGGCAAACTGTAGTTGCTGCGGTCACAGCCACAGGCACTGTGACTGCAACTCAATGGGCAAACTTGGTTAACAAAATCAGCAGCTACGGTACACATACAAACACAACTATTACATCAAGAACAGCACCAGTTACTGGGAATATCATTGGCATTTTAGCCAATGTACAGACTGACCTAAACAGTGTGTATACCAATCGGTACAACGCTTATGCACTGGGCACTCAATACACTGCCTGGACCGGAACCAACAGCAAAACCACAGCCACTTCGGGCGCAACATGGACCATCACATTTACCAACACGGTAACATTTGCTAGTTCAGCAGCGGCAAGTTATTTTTTCAATGCCGGCGGGCTGGTCAAAATTGACGTGGCAAAAAGCTCAACTGGTGCTACTGGAGATCCAGAATGGAATGATTTGGCTAGTACATTGTGTGGAGATATTTACATTTCTGGTCTGGCCACCTCGCACACTATAGCCGGAACTGCTTATACTGGAACAACCAAAGTTGGTGGCACCGGCACACCAAACACACTCAGCACTGGTACAGGGTGGGACGCCCTTGTGGCCGGCGCAGCTGGTACCATTGTGTACAAACAGTTTGCTGACACAGCACCTTATACCGCCAACTTTATCCAACACACCATTGCCAAAAACGCCGGTTCAACAGCGTTAACAATCACCACTCTTTGGTCTGCCAGTGACGGTGATCCAATCACCGGTGGCACAGCGCCAACCGGTGCCACACCTGGCACAGCACCTTGTACCATTGTTACCTATTTCCCACCAGAAATAACCAATTTAACCAATACCTGGGGCACACCCACTGTGGCCGCTACAACAACTTAATCAAAAGGGGCAGTTGCCCCTAGACTTTTCTCTGCTTTTCCTGTACAATCAATTATGGATACTGATGCCCTAGTTGCTCACGCACGAGCCCGATTTGATCATGCAGCCGCCCGACGTGTGCTCAAAGAAAAATACGAAGCCAAAATGGTTTTTGCCCACGCCGGTGGAATGTGGCGTGCTGGTCCAGAACTGCTGACTGTACTATTGGCCTGCGCACAAGACAAGGATGTTGTGATACTAGACTTGTATGAGACTCCTGTTAAAATTACAGTAACAGACTTGTTTGCTCGAGCACACGAACGTTGGCAAGAACAAATGAACGCATGGAAAGTGGAATGGGACGAGTTAAACAAAAAACGTTGAGTCAAGGTGTGTTGATCTTTGCCTTTAACAATGGGGCAACAGATTACCTTGCCATGGCAGCATGGAGTGCAAAGAATATTAGTCGCCACTTGAACTTGCCTGTGGCAGTGGTCACAGATGCACCCGAAGCGGCTGCGGCACAACACCGATTTGAACACATCATTGCCACGGTGCCAGACACTGGCGGATCAAGACACTTTGCAGACTACGGTACCACAGTGACCTGGCACAATGCTGGACGCATCAATGCTTACGAACTGTCACCCTTTGATCAAACTCTGGTACTAGACGCTGACTATGTTGTGGCCAGTGACTCACTATTGGATGTATTGAAATTACCACAACAGTTTGCAGCCTTTCAGGATGCATTTGACCCCAGCAACATGTCCAATCTTGAAACATTTGGTGAGTACAACATGCCCATGTGGTGGGCCACTGTGATGATGTTCCGTCGTGGCAACGTCAGTCAATACATATTTGATAGCATGCAAATGATACGAGCCAACTGGCAACACTACCGAGATCTGTACGGTATCCATCAAAGCAACTATCGCAATGACTATGCGCTGAGTATCGCCTTGGGCCTGGTAGCAGGGTCAGAACAATCGGTGCATACTATATTTCGACCCATGCTCAATGTCCTGCCCGAACATCGATTAACTTGTGTCGACCCAGACAGTTACGAAATTGAATACACCAATGCAGAAGGCAAATTGAAAACCATGAGTTGGCAGGGCTTGGATTTTCATGCCATGTGCAAAAAACACCTGGAGGCCATTGTTGCAGCCAGCAGATGAACAAGGTTATGTGATTGTTGCAGTCAACAGCGACACAGTGGATTACCAGGACTGCGCCCGCACCTTGGCCAAGACTATAAGATATTGGGATCCTTCGGCACGTATTTGTCTAGTCACAGACAGCCCTTACACCGACCCCTTGTATGATCATCATAGACAGATTGTGCCTGATGTGAATCCATTTGCCAATGATGCACAACTGTTCAGACTCACACCATTTCGTGAGACCATCAAACTAGAAGCAGACATGTTGATTGTGAGTCCCATTGACCATTGGTGGACACAGCTTAGACATCGTGACGTTGTGATATCAACAGGCTGTAGAGATTGGAAAGATAACATCAGCACAGCAAGACATTACCGCAGAGTGTTTGATGTCAACAACTTGCCCGACGTGTACAATGCTGTCACGTACTGGCGGCGCAGTGAAACTGCAAAAGAGTTTTTTGGCTGGGTACGAGATATATTTGCCAATTGGGCAGAGTTTAAAAAACTCATAAAGTTTCCTGACGAAGTACCGTCAACTGACCTGGTGTACGCTATGGCCGCCGAAATCATGGGGCCAGACCGTGTGACAATGCCATTCAGCACATACCCAAAGATTGTACACATGAAACGACACATAGCCGGTACACGTACTGAAGCCTGGCCCAAAGAACTAGTTTGGGAATACCAGGACCTACGACTGCGCATACAAACTGTGCCACAAACAGGTGCATTTCATTACCATGTTAAAGATTGGCAGGCACAATGAAAAAAATATTTGTGAATGGCACATTTGATATCTTACATCGAGGGCATTTGGAATTGCTGACATTTGCGCGAAGGCAAGGTGACTGGTTGACAGTGGCCATTGACAGCGATCGACGAGTAAAACAACTAAAAGGGCACAGCCGTCCCATCAATAGCATGGCAGAACGTGCCGACTTGTTACGGCATTTGCGAGCAGTTGATCAAGTGGTGGTATTTAACACAGATGAAGAATTGATAACACTGATTAGCCAACACGATGCCATGGTCAAAGGTTCAGATTACCGAGACAAACACATAGTTGGTGCGGATGTTTGCAAAGAAATAGTTTTTTTCGAAAGATTAAATGGATACTCAACAACAGAAAAAATTCAACATATTGTTAATCGGTGATGCCTGCGAGGACACTTACACATACGGTTATGTAGATCGTATCAGTCCTGAAGCACCTGTGCCTGTGTTTGAGCCACACTCTACCATCTACAAAGATGGCATGGCCGGCAATGTGTGCAAGAATTTAGAAGCACTGGAATGCCGAGTCAACTTCCTGCATGGTGCAGTGAGCAAAAAGAATCGACTGATTGATCATCGTACCAAGCAACAGATTCTGCGCATAGACCACGATGCCAAAAGTGAGCCCATCACATTTGAAACAGTGATCCCTCCAGTGTATGATGCAATAGTGATCAGCGACTACAACAAAGGCACAGTCAGCTATGAGTTGATCGAAGACTTGATCAAAGAAGTAACGGTGCCCATTTTTGTTGACACAAAGAAAACTGACTTGGCTCGTTTGTCCGGCTGTTATGTAAAAATCAATGCACTGGAAAAAAGTCGTGCAACAAGTTTACCCAAAATAGATTATTTGATTGTCACACAAGGACATCATGGTGCAACATGGAATGGTTGGGGATTCCCTGCAGAAACAGCAGGTGATGTAACTGATGTATGTGGAGCAGGTGATACATTTTTAGCAGCACTGGCCTATCAGTTTCTAGTGACAAACAGCATGTCTGACGCAGTAAAGTTTGCAAACAAGGCAGCCGCGGTAACAGTGCAACATGTGGGTGTGTATGCCCCAAGACTGGAGGAAATCAAATGACCAGACTAACAGGTCTAGTAGAAAAAGGTTGGGGTTCGGAAGAAATCTGGGCAACCAACGACCGGTACTGTAGCAAGTTCATGCACTTCAATACAGGTGCAAAATTCAGCATGCACTTCCATCGTGACAAGCAAGAAACATGGCGAGTAATGAGTGGTAAATTTTTACTGAGATTTATTGACACCAACGATGCAAAGGTATGGGAGTATGAGGGTACAGAAGGCAAGATATTTCATATTGCACCACTTAAACCTCATCAGGTGGTGTGTATAGAAGCAGGAACCATATTAGAAGTCAGCACAGCAGACAGTGTGGAAGACAACTATCGTGTGTTGCCCGGAGACAGTCAGCAATGATACCCGAAGAGTTTTGGTCCATACTGCATGCGATACCAGAACCACCTGAGCCATTCTTTAGGCTGTACTATGATGCAAATGGTACACCACTATTCTACAGCATGGAGGATGTTCCTGGTACATACATTGAGATTGATCAAGAGACTTTTGCTCGTAGTGCTTCCAACGTGCGTGTGCGCAACGGCAAGTTAGTAGAAGTCACTTGGTCAACCACCGCTAAACTGGTCCCTGGCAACTCTGGATCCCCTTGTCACCCTGACAATGTCGCTGTAATCGTTGCCGAGGACCAACCTCATACTTGCTGGAGCAAACAAACATATGAATCAAATTGATAATTCTTATCTTTCAAGTAATTCCTTGACTCAACTGCTGATAGAGCCAACAGGATTTTGTAATGCCAAGTGCCCACATTGTCCAAGATACACCGACGATGGATTTTTACATGATTATATCCCTGAAGAGCACCTAACAATAGATGCATTTAAACATGGGTTGACACCAGAATTATTAATAAATCTTCAAACTGTAGAGTTTGCTGGCGCTACTGGTGATCCTATGATGAATCCTTGGATTGAAGATTTAATAAACTTTTTTGATTTTGTACCGCTAGTTACTGTAGATACTAATGGCAGTTTGCGAAACAAAAATTGGTGGCAAGAGTTAGCAAAATTTTCTAATTTGCAAGTGATTTGGTCAATTGATGGGTTAGAAGATACCAATCATCTTTATAGAGTTGGTACAGATTACAACAAAATTATGGAAAATGCTAGCGCATTTATATCTGCTGGCGGCAATGCTGTTTGGAAATGTATAGTATTCAAACACAACGAACACCAAATTGACGAAATAACAAAAGTGTCAAAATTGTTGGGTTTTAGTAGTGTAAAATTTCTAAGAGCGTATGACTATAGATTTCAAAATTTAACCAATTGGCCAGTCATGGTTGAAGGCAAAGTTATACATGAAATTGCACCTAGTAGCCTTAGTCAGGCAAAGATTAATTCAAAGTCAGAAACTTTTATAGCAAAAAAAAATATATCAAATTACAGCAGAAAACAGCTAGATATTTTGTGTCCTTGGGCAAAAAATAATCAAGCATACATCAATGTACTAGGACAATTGATGCCGTGTTGTATGATGACACACGAGACCACTAACAATTATTTTGGAACAACAGCTTTTAAAGAGTTAGTTGGCGGAACTTTTGATAATATTTCATTGTACTACAATGAAATGGATCATATATTTAAAAATTATTTTGGAAAAAAATTTAATGAAACCCTAAAACATCAAAACACCATGCATCCAGTGTGCAACAAAAGTTGTAGCAATATCATTCATGGCAAGTCAAAAACAGCGTTTGGTCATAGGGAACGTGTGATAAAAATAGATAACTTAAGATGATTAAAAATTTACTAGTAAATGGATGCAGTTTTAGCCGAGGCCCGGGCTCTTGGCCATACCACTTAAAATATCAAAATATTGTAAATTTAGCACAAGCAGGAGCAGGAAACACTTACATAAGCGAAACAACCATAGCAGAATTATCGCAACGAAATTATGATTTTGTTATTGTAATGTGGACAGGAATTCATCGAGTAGATTTCAAAGTTTCAAATATAGATTTATTTTCTGATTCAACTTATACTAGTCAATATCAACATCAAAAAAATGATTGGCCAGAAAAAATAATAGAACCAATAAATGATCAGGACTATGTTGAAAAAAATTGGGTATTTGGTTGTGGACATGTCAACAATGAGTTTGCATTAAAACAATCTAAATTATTTGAAAGTGTGTACAAACACGTTGGATATCTCCAATTTATTGACGGATTTTTAATTAAAATGATTTCATTGCAAAACACACTCAAACAAATGCAAATTCCATATTTGTTTACTTTTTATAATGATTACGAAAATGATTTAAAAATAAATTTAAATTTATATAGTCTACTAGATCAAAATCAAATATACAACAAAGAAAATATTAACAATATTGCTAAAACAAACAACTGGTTGGATACAGATCTCGTACATCCAGGACACATAGCGCACAAAACTTGGGCACAATTAATACAACCAAAAATTGAGGAAATTTATGAATCAAATTGACATTGCAGACTTGGACTGTGTATACTTGAGTTACGACGAGCCCGAAAAAGAAGAGTTCTGGGTACGGATCAAGAACATGGTGCCTTGGGCCACCAGAGTGGATGGCATCAAAGGGTCAGATGCGGCACACAAAGCTGCTGCTGCAGCCAGTACCACTGAGCGTTTTATCTTGATCGATGGCGACAACATTCCTGATGCCGCCTTCTTCAATCAAACACTGACGTTTGACACACCAGACTGGGAACAGGCAGTGTTTCGTTGGCGTGCTAGAAATCACATCAATGGACTCATGTACGGCAATGGTGGCTTGAGTTCATGGACACGTGAGTTTGTGATGAACATGCGCACACACGAAGCCACCGATGGCCGGGCGGAAACTGAAGTGGAGTTTTGTTTTGATCCCATGTACTGGGCCATGCACGACTGCTACTCAACCACATACCCCAACGGAAGTGCATTTCAAGCCTGGCGTGCCGGCTTCCGTGAAGGTGTAAAGATGTGCCTGAACCGAGGTGCAAAGCCCACAGTGGAACAATTCCAACAACAAGTACACAAACGTAACTTAGGTCACCTGACCATATGGCACAACATTGGTGCAGACGTCAACAACGGCTACTGGGCCATGGCTGGTGCCAGGCAAGGCACTTACATGACCATGCTCACAAACTGGGATCATCGACTAGTGCAAGACTTTGATGCCCTGGCTGAAATTTGGGACACAGTAAAAAATTCAGACCCAAGACTGTTGGGCGGGCGTGTGGCAGACAATTTGCATAGCCAATTAGATTTGCCCATGGCCATCTTTGAAGGCGAACAGAGCCGATTCTTTAAACAACACTATCGATCAAATTGGTCGAATCGTGGCATCATGGTGCGAGAAATTGACGTCATTAGACAGCAAGAAGGTTGGTAAATGAAAAAGATATTAATTACTGGCAGTAGCGGGTTCATTGGGCAACATATGTTACTTAGATTGCAGAACAAATTTGAAATATATTGCTTGAAAAGCAATTTGAAAGATTACAAGGCAGTTAACACCGAAGTTCAATCATTTAACCCAGATTTGGTGGTACACTTAGCAGCTAGAACAGAAGTAGAGCAAAGTTTCTATCAACAGGTTGAGTTTTCTGAAATTAATTATGTGGGTACGGTTAATCTAATAGAATCTATATTACAATGCAAAAAAATTCCAAAATTAATTTTTGCCAGCACTATGGAAGTATATGGTTGGCAGCCAGTTAGCGATTTAGTTAGAAATGGCAAGACTCCAGAAATTATTCCAGCATTTGACCCTGACACAACTATTCCTAACCCTAATGCACCGTATGCTGTGGCAAAGTTTGGCTGCGAAAAGTATATCGAGTACGCACATCGCAGTTATGGGTTACAATACATAATAGTTCGACAAACTAATTCCTACGGTCGTCAAGATAATGATTTTTTTGTCACAGAACAAATTATTACACAGATGCTTGATAATCCCGATAAATGTAATTTAGGATATCAGGAACCGTACAGGAATTTTATTTTCATCACTGATCTATTAGATGCCTGGGAAACTATGATTGATCAGTTTGATCTAATTGCAAATAACATATTTACACTTGGACCAAACAATGCCATCAGCATCAACGAATATGCTAAACTCATTGCTAACAAACTTAACTGGCACGGCCGCATTAACTGGGACACAAAACCCAAACGCCCGGGTGAAATTTGGGTACTGAATAGCAGTGCAGAAAAATTAACAAGACTTACTGGATGGAAACCAACTGTGTCCTTGAGTGACGGACTTGATAAAACTATTGAAATATGGAAAAAACTCAAAAATTTGTAATCACTGGAACCAATAATAAACTTTGGAACTTTCAAGAGCTGACTAACTATCTAGTACGTAATCAGCATTGTCGTATTTCGTTAATAATAAATCCTGAAGCAATATGCCTCGAGACCTTGGGAATATATCAGTTACTGGATAATTTTGAGTTTGCAAGTGTAAGGATATACACAGAGAATCAACTAGAGCAACACAGTAAGTACAACATCATTGTTAACAAAAACAATCGTTGGTTAGCACACCAACCTAATATTCACCCTAGCTTACATGACTGGACAGGTGCAAAAACATTTTTGGCGTTTTACCATAGACCCACTGCAAGTAGATTAGGCATTGGTGCATATCTGTTTAACCATTACCAACAGCAGAGTGTGATACATTTTAGTTATGACACAACCATTGACCGGCTGCAACTGTACGAATTTGACAAGGTAGCAATGCTTAGAATGGAAAGTATTGGAGAAGTCTCTACTATGTTACCGCACATGCCGTTGCTTGCGTACGACCAAAATGATGTTAACACAATTGAGAATCGCGGATGGTACGACTACGAAATTGACAACGGAATCTCAATGTACCGTGATATTTTTGTTGATATAGTGTCTGAAAGTCATGTAGCAGGAAAAACATTCTATCCAACAGAAAAAACAGCTCGACCAATGTGGCTTAAAAAACCGTTTGTTATATTTGCGTCTAGGGACTATCTTTGTTACCTACGCCAACAAGGGTTTAAAACATTCAACGACTTTTGGTCCGAGGATTACGATGGCTACGAAGGAAAAGATCGATATATAAAAATACTAGCAGTGATTGATCAATTATCCAAAAAATCTAACAAGCAGCTAGAAGAAATGTATTGGGATATGCAGTATGTGTTGGACCACAATTACAATCTACTAAAGTCACAAGAGTATAAAACAGAAATCTATCCCATCGAATAACATGCATAAAAAAAATATCTATTTGTTCCAGCCGCAGTACTCTGTGGATTTTAGGAAAGAACCAAACTACTGGCTACCGTACAGTTCAGGGTGCTTATGGAGTTATGCTAGTCAGTTTGATGATATAACAAATAATTTTGTACTGGCAGATCTAATATTTCGACGAGAAGATCCAGCGGACATATTAGATCGTATCGAGGACCCAGTATACTGTGGATTCAGTGTTTATGTTTGGAATGCTCAATATTGCTTGATTCTTGCAGAAATGATTAAAAAACGCTGGCCACAATGTATAATCCAATTTGGCGGACCGCACGTAAGCGGTCGTCATATAAAGTACAAGTTTGTAGATAGTATTGTATGCGGCGAAGGCGAAGAAAAATTTGTCGAAACTCTGCGAGCAATTTTAGCAAATCAACCTGTTCAGATGTTGAGTCAAAAACAACGTCTACAGAAGTTAGATATACCTAGCCCTTATACCAGTGGAGTATTTAATACTATTGTTGCTGACAATCCTGACGTATTATGGAGCATGACTTTTGAAACCAACCGTGGATGCCCGTATGCTTGTACATTTTGTGATTGGGGCGGGGTAACATATAGTAAAATTAAAAAGTTCAGTCTAGAGCATGTTCAAGCAGATCTAGAATGGGCAGTTAATAATCCAGTTAGCTTTCTTTTTTTAGCTGATGCAAATTTTGGCATTTTTAAACAACGTGATTTAGAAATAGCTCGAATGATTAGATCTGTTGCAGACCGTAGCAGGGTAGATGCAATTAATATACAGTACGCTAAAAACTCTACTGACGAAGTTTTTGAAATTGCAAAAATTATAGGCCCGTACAGTAGAGGCATTACCGTAAGTGTTCAGAGCATGAATCCCGACACCCTAACAGCTATCAAGAGAGATAATCTTGACGTAAACAATATTGCCAAACTAATGGAGATAAGTGACAAAACCGATGTTGGTACCTATACAGAAGTAATTTTAGGGCTACCGCTAGAAACACTAGAAACATGGAAAAGAGGACTTACTGAATTACTAGAACTTGGACAACATAAATCAATTGATATATGGTTTGCCCAGATACTAGAAAACAGTGAGCTAGCACAAGAACACAGCAGAAAAAAATACGGGATATTAACAATCAACGCCAGTGATTACTCGGGCTTTTCTAATGCTAATGATTATAAAGGTATTACTGACGAAAGCATTGAATTAATATGCGCCACAAATACCATGTCTACAAACGATATTGTAGAAGGATTTATGTACGCTTGGATGATTTTGCATTTTCATATTGTTGGATACACACAGTACCTATCCAAGTACGCTAGATACAAAAAAAATATTTCTTATAAGACGTTTTATGATAATCTGTTTAACAAAATAAACAACTCTGAACCGTTCCAGTTGTACCTCGCACAAATTAAAAACGTTGTGCAACATTACCTAACTACCGGAAAGATGTTGGATTTTGAAAATCACAGCCGCGGCGGTCATGGGTTACAATCTGTAGGTGGACTATTTGTTTATGAAAATCGAAAACATGTATACAAGTTGTCGCAACAGGTGTTAGAAGAACTAACAGATATTGACCCGGGCATAAAAGCATTGCAGCAACACTCGATAGTAGATAAAGATCATCAGTACCCTGTAATGTTAGATTTAGATTTTGATATTGATACTTGGCAAGATGCGCAACACAAATACATAGTAATTCCTGTAGCTTCATTAACTGAAGAATTTGATTTTTATATGAATCGACGAAAAGGGTTATTGAAAAATAAAATTAAACTTATTAACAACAAAATATAATATGCAACAAAAGGGCAACGAATCTGTAGACGGCAAAAGCAAGTTTTTAAACTCTGCTGAGCAGATGAAACAGCAACTAGGGACTGCACTGTGCCTGGCCAAGTGGAGGCAGGTTAGCCTACATCTTACCACAGGCATGAACAATTCATGCTATCATCCGCCCTTGCACTCGATCAACCCTGAAGAGATTGCCATAGATGTTTCGGCATTGCACAACACTGAGTATAAAAAACAACAACGCCGAATGATGTTGGCCGGGGAGAAACCTGCAGAATGCCAGTACTGCTGGAACATGGAAGATGAAGGCAAACTAAGTGATCGGCACTACCGTTCAGGTGAACCTTGGGCCGCAGTGGATTTTGAACAGATAAAAAATAGCACAGGAGCGGAAAATGTCATTCCCAGTTATGTTGAAGTTAATTTTAATCACGTTTGCAATCTGCGGTGTAGTTATTGCAGCCCTCAGTTTAGTAGTGCATGGGCAGATGAAGTCGCTAGACACGGAGCATATCCTACCCTGGTGCCTCATAATGCTCCTGAGCATTTCACTGGCAGTCGCCGTGCTATTCCCGTTCGAGAATCAAACCCTTATGTTGAGGCCTTCTGGTCTTGGTGGCCAAGCCTGTACCCTCACCTAGAACATTTCCGCATGACCGGTGGCGAGCCACTGCTGGATCGGAACACGTATCGTGTGTTTGATTATGTGTTGGAGAATCCCAGTCCCAAGTTGCACTTGAATGTCACAAGCAACTTTTCAGTAGATGAGAAGTCATGGCAGAAGTACTTGGGCTATGTAAAACAAATCTGTGACGGACGCATCGAACACTTCATGCAGTATGTGAGTCTTGATGGTTGGGGCGAGCAAGCAGAATACATGCGGTATGGGTTAGACTTTGACTTGCTGTGGGACCGAGTAAATCAATTCCTTACCGAAGTGCCCAACTACTCAAGTCTTACATTTATTGTCACTATGAACAATCTCAGTGTAACTAGTTTAGATAAACTGTTTGCTGGTATATTGGGCTTGAGAAAAGTATACAGCAACACCTATCAACGTGTGTGGTTTGACACACCGGTGTTGCGTGAGCCTGCGTGGCAAAGCCTACAGATCTTGCCCGAAAGTTATGCAGAGAAACTGGAATGGCTGTGGGCATGGATGGTGCGACAGATCGAAACAGAAGCGGAACCGTTCAAAGGATTCAAAGATTATGAACTGCACAGACTGGACCGTGACATTGCCTGGATGCGATCTGCACAGTTGACAGATCACTCACGTACAAAGGCAGACTTCTATCGTTTCTTCAGTGAACATGATCGACGTCGTGGCACAGACTTTTTGAAGACATTCCCAGAGATGCGGTCGTGGTGGGAGGAGTGTGCATACCATGCTAGGCAATCGTAAAATCATTGTGGATGAGTGGGCCGAAGTATGGGACTTACTCAAGACACATGCGGATGGCAGTTTTTGGCAATGGTCAGACGTTGTGCTTGACCCAGACAATATTTACATTGTTGGGCGTGTGATATTAAAAGACAATTGGATAGAAATAACAGAGTGGGCACAACAATATCCTGGACGTATTGTGTTTTCAAATCCTGCAGAAGGCAGTGAAACCATATTGTTGCAACTCACACGCCTGCGCATTAAAGAACAAGTTCGTCGGGGTGACATCTTGTTGCTGACATCAGGTGACTTGGAACCAGGCTGGAAGTACTGTAAAACAGACTGCTACTTCTCCAACATTGTGGAGTATTTGGAAAACTTACGTGCGCACGAGTCTTACCCACAGGTGTATCACAAACAAAACAAACCTTATGACTTCCTGTTCCTAAATGGACGGCTGCGTCCACATCGCAAGTACTTGATTGATGCCATGCGTGATCGACAGTTGTTGGATCGAGCGCTGTGGACCAATCTCAATGATCGTGTGGAAATGGCCTGGAGCAGTCGTTTGCAAACTGGCAATGCTGAGCCTGTGCGATTGTTACCTCGTCAATACGAAATTGACCGCGCACTGCCCAATATGGACACAGTGCCCACAGGATTTGTAAAACATCGACTGTTCAACAACACCTGGGGTGATGCTGAAATCAATCCTGCACCCTATATTGACACATACTTCTCAGTGGTAACAGAAACCATATTTGATTATCCACACACATTCCGCACAGAGAAAATTTGGAAGCCTATGATCATGGGGCATCCGTTTGTGGCAGCAGCCAACCCGGGATACTACAGAGATTTACATTCAGCAGGATTCCAAACATTTGGGAAACTGATTGATGAAAGTTTTGATCAGATCGATGATCCCACAGACCGCGCCAATAGAATAGTAGACACAGTAGCAGATATATGTTATAATGGTGCTGCTGAATTCTTGGAGGCAGCCCGATCAGTTTGTAAATACAACTATCAACAACTTCGTGAACACAATCGTCGCGAACGTGCAGAACTCCCCCAACGTTTGGCCCAATACATCAATGAATGATTTAGAATTTAAACAACAGGTGTTAGATCCTGTATCCCCGAGTTTTTGTGCAGCGAAATGGTACAATGCTACCATTTGGTTAGGAAGTGGGCAGACCACAAGTTGCCATCACCCGCCAGCCCATTTGGTAGACATTGATAAAGTCCGGCTCAACTCTAGGCTGTTGCACAATACTGATCAAAAGAAAGCGGACCGGCAGCAAATGCTAGCCGGCGAACGTCCAGCAGGCTGTGAATACTGCTGGAAGATTGAAGACATGCACACTGACGCTGTGAGTGACCGTGTGTACAAAAGTAAAATTTATCCTATAAAGGCACTACATGAAGCAGTTAAAACTCCCATCCAAGATGATGTCAATCTTAGAACACTGGAAATCAGTTTCGATCGCACTTGTCAATTTGCTTGTTCTTATTGCAATCCTGCTTTTAGTTCCACTTGGGTCAATGATATACGCAAGCATGGACCCTACAACGGGCTGGTTAGCGATGGTAGGAACCATTTTACTCACACTCATGATAGTAGTCAACTTTATAAATTCGGTGAGACTAATCCTTACGTGGACGCCTTCTTTGACTGGTGGGAACGAGACCTCCACAGAACCTTGCAAGAACTCCGAATAACCGGCGGCGAGCCACTAATGTCAGGCTATACTTGGAAACTGATTGAGTGGTTCAAAGCCAATCAAGGACGCAGTAACACCCAGTTGGCCATCAATTCAAATCTTGGTATTGAGTTGGAAAAGATCAAAGACTTTGCCGCAGCAATTGCCACATTGCCCCGGGTGGATCTATATACTTCAATGGAAGCCACGTGGAAACAAGCAGAGTATATTAGAGATGGTTTGGATTATGATCAATGGCTCAACAATGTGTTGTTTTTGTTGGAAGGTCGATTTGTCAGTGCTGTGCATGTGATGTGTACTATCAATGCAGTGTGTTTGGATAGTCTTGTGGATCATCTCAACATGATGTTGACATTGAAGCAACGTTACGGGCGGGACCAAGTCAACTTTACCTTGAACATTTTACGTTTCCCCAGTTTTCAAAGTGCTCTAGTATTGCCTGATCACCTACGCAATCGTTATCGCTTGCAGTTAGAAGCATGGTTGTTTCACAATAGAGAAAATCCCTGTTTGCACGAACACGAAGTAAACCATGTACAACGGCTGATTGATTATCTTGACGTGGTAAAAACTCCACACTCGGAAGCATTTGAATTGCCCAAACTATTGAATGACTTTAAACAGTTCTACACACAGTACGACCAACGCAGAGACAAAAACTTTGCTGTGTCATTTCCTAATCTAGCAGAATGGTATGACTCAATACAAGTATAACAGCACCGATTTAGTACGCCCTACTGAACTCACACAACGTGAACAATTCTTGCTGACTGAATCAAAAACATTTTGCATGTATCCTTGGATACATTTGCACGCCTATCCCACAGGAGAAGCATACCCATGCTGCCATGCTGAGATGAGTGTGGGACAAGTGGGCAACTGCCGTAAAAATACCTTGGCAGAAATCTGGACTGATGTGCCCATGCAACAACTGCGCCAGGACATGTTGACGGAAACACCCAATGCTGCCTGCGGTCGTTGCTATGAGCAAGAAGCAAATGGATTCTTCAGTGGACGAAAGAGTGCAAACAAACATCACGGGCATCATATTAAAAAACTTAACACAAATCCGTTTGAAATGACGTACTGGGATATTCGTTTCAGTAACTTGTGCAATCTAAAATGCCGCAGTTGTGGGCATATATTCAGCAGTCAATGGTACCAAGATCAGGCGAAACTAGCCGGCGGTAACTGGAAAGATCGCAACACAGTATTAAATTACGCAGGGCGCACTGAACTAGACATGTGGGAACAATTGGAACCACATTTGGACTATGTAGAGCAAATTTACTTTGCTGGCGGTGAACCCTTGCTGATGGAAGAACACTACAACATCTTGGAGGAGTTAGTTCGAAGAAAACGTTTTGATGTACGATTGATCTACAACACAAACTTTACACACACTGAACTCCGAGGTAAAAGCGTATTTGAATACTGGAAACAGTTTGATAGTGTGGCAGTGGGAGCAAGTTTGGACGACTCGGGCACACGAGGAGAGTACATTCGCAAAGGTACAGATTGGGCAGTGGTAGAACAAAATCGCAGAGACATGTTAGAGATATGTCCAGAAGTAGACTTTTATATCAGCCCTACGTTGAGCATATTAAATGCACACCATTTGCCTGAGTTCCATCGTGAATGGGTAGAAAAAGGCCTAATCCGACCACAAGATTTGAACGTAAATATATTGCAAGATCCTGCATACTACAGAATAGATATTGCACCAGCTGAATACAAACAAGAACTGGGCACAAGGTATCTGAATCACATCATGTGGTTGCGTGATCAAGATCCTTTGCAACGTGCCACAACAGGATTTGAAAGCGCCGTCAAGTTTATGATGGCCACAGACAACACACACTTGATAGATACATTCTGGCGTAAAACACATGAGTTGGATAACATCAGGAGAGAAAACATAATGGAAACTATTCCGGAATTAAAGGCACTATGCTAGATTTATTAGTAGTCTCAGTTCCTGTGCTGGACTTACAATATCCACCCAGTAGTCCTGCTGTAATTAAAAGCTGTGCAATTGCAGCAGGATTTACTGCAAACACTCTTGACTTAAATTTAGAACTGAAAAAGATTTGTAAAACTAACGACCGATTTTTTCAAGTACAATACAATTTTGAAAACGTAAGCACACATGTAAATGATACCATAGATCCTGTGCTGGCATTTTTTGACAATGATTTAGAGTTAATACGTCAATGGCTGGATATCAGCATCAAACTAATTGCTGAAAAAAATCCACGTTGGCTAGGGATCAGTGTGTTTAGTTATAAAAGTCACAAAGCCACTTTGGCTTTGTGTTTAGAAGTGCAACGACTATTGCCTGATATTCGTATTGTATTAGGTGGTCGAGGAGCCAGTAGTTATGCATTAGGCCCTGATCACAGGCGATTTGTCAATAAAATGAAAAGTTTTTTTGGGTCATACCCTCACAAAAATTTCAGCGAGACATTGTTGTTTTATCAAGTAGTAGATTCAATTATACAAGGCGATGGAGAGCAAGCTATTGTAGATTTGTTGTCGGGATCAACCGAATCCAGTATAACTGGTAGTGTTGAAAAAATTGACATTGAAGCAATACCATTTGTAGATTTTGATGACTACGAATTAACAGAATATAATTATGTAAACGAACCTATAATTCCCATCACTGGCAGTAAAGGTTGTGTTCGTAAATGTACGTTTTGTGATATACCAGTGCTGTGGCCTAAATTTAAATTTAGATCAGGTGACCATATTGCACGGGAAATGATTCATTTGTATCATCGCCATGGTGTTAAAAAATTTTACATGAGCGACAGCTTGGTGAATGGTAGCTTGACAGCATTTCAAAATTTTATTTCAACATTGGCTCAGCACAACACTGCCAACCCAGACAGTGCTATCAAATGGGTAGGGCAATACATCACTAGATCTAGATCAAACGTGCTCAACGATGAATACTATGACCTGCTCAAACTCAGCGGCGGAGAAGGGTTAACTATTGGTGTGGAAAGCGGTAGTGATGCAGTTCGTGATCACATGAAAAAACAATTTACTACAGCAGATATTGATCATGAACTAGCAGAATTTGATCGTCGTGGTATTGTTTGTGTGTTGCTATTTTTTAGTTGTTATCCCACAGAAACCTGGGCGGATTTTTTAGACACCGTGAACATGTTTGTACGATATCAACAATATTGTGCATCAGGTACAGTGTACAAAATTACTCTGGGAACTCCATACACTCATCATCCACAGACCCCGCTGTGGAACATGCAAGAACAAATTGGGTTGAATTTTGGTCGAGGATCAGACATACTCTGGCTATTAGAAACCAATCCAGAATTGACATTTTTTGAAAGGTGTCGTCGCAGACTGATTTTACAAGAAGTGGCCACAGCGTTGAGACTGCCCATGAGTAGAAACACTCCTGAACTCAATCAATTGATAGACAGTCTACGATTACATCGTTCAGACATAGACAATTTTTTTGGCACACCATTAGCCATCAAGGTTTACCCTGATCATTATGGGTTATTGGGAACAGAGCCCGTATTGATGCCCGTGGAAATACAAACGTTGATACATGCACATCTCATGGCTAACCCAACGCTGATTGAAAAAATTACAAACATGCATGCAAACATAAATGATGATATACAATTTGATAATGACAAATATCTTGAATTAAAAACAATGTTACTGGATTGTTAATGAATATTCCACATGATAAATTTTGCGTACTATCTTCTGAATTGACAGTGCTTAAATGACCAAAATTTGTATTACATATCCCACTGGTCAGGGAGGGAATTGGCTATCCAATCTAATGTATTCATTGGAAACAAATAATTTTGATATAGTGCCCACGTCTAAAAACTTTCACAAATACCCAAAAAGTAATCAAATTTATTTTAGTCATGAAAACAATCCTCAAGGCATGGTAGTAGGATCTTTTGCAAGTTTTAAATCACAATTCGTAACTTATTTGAATGCCTATTATAAATCCTACACCACTGAGGGAAGTATGGCAAATCTTAAAAATGCAGAATTACTGTATGCATTGTCTAACAATGCACGTTGGCGCATGGAAACCAACGGGCAGTTTTTTCAAGATTATCTTGACAACATTATAATTGATGCTGATCTGATGTTTGACAACCCAACAATATTTGCCCAACAAGTTTTTGCATGCTTAGATCGGTACAAAGTAAAACACACCCCCAACACAAGATTTGTACTTGAATCCATTGACAATTATAAAAAATCTTGTTGGACATTAGACCGGATTGATATAACTAATAATATCCCCTGGCTTGCCTGGTGCCATGCAATTTGCACATTGAAAAATATTAAAATTCCATTTTTGGTTAAAGAAAATTTTGACAAAGCTTGCAAGTGGTTGATGTCAGAGCAGCAATATTTTTTAACTGAAACCAATAAACAATTTATAACAAAACTATGAATATTCCACATGATAAATTTTGTGTACTGCCCTGGGTCAGCCTTGAAGCCAGTCCTATTGGTACTGTGCGACCGTGTTGTCTTGCTGATGATGAAATATTAAATAACAATGGCGAAAAGTTTGAACTCTCTACAGCATCGTTTATTGATGTACAAAACAGCAACCACATGCGACAGTTACGAGAAAAGTTCTTGGCCGGCGAAAAACCGCAAACATGTAGGCGTTGTTGGAGTGAGGAACGTTCAGGTCGTACCAGCAAACGCATGCACACGTTAAACAGACTCAAACACATAGTACCTGATCAGGAGTGGACAGCAGACGCCAAACCGCTAATGTTTTTGGATTTGAAACTAGGCAACATCTGTAATTTAAAATGCCGTATCTGCGGGTCATGGTCGAGCAGTCAATACGCCACAGAAGAACTAAATGCACTGCCCCGGGACGTAGATAAAAAGAACAATTATCATTACTTCATGCTTCGAGCCGGCGCATGGCCTAGAGAGAATAAAAAATTCTGGGATGAAATTAACACAGTATTAACAGATATACGCTATATTGAATTCACTGGCGGTGAACCATTCATGATTGACGAACACTTTGACATGTTGCAAGGCATTGTTGATTGCGGTATTGCGCACCAAGTTGAAATACACTACAATACCAATGGCACACACTGGCCTGAACGTGGTGAAGCAATTTGGCGCCATTTTAAAACTGTTGAAATTGCATTTAGCATTGATGATATTGGTGAGAGATTTGAATATCAACGCACCAATGCAGACTGGCAAGAAGTCTGCACAAATTTAGATCGTTTTAGAGACCTCAAAGAATGTCACAGCAATATAGTTCTCCAAATTTGTACCACAGTAAACGTGTTCAATGTACGTTATCTAGATCAAGTGGCACAATGGATTGACCAAAACAAAGAAAGTTTTAATTTTGTATACTGGAATATGATGCATGATCCTTGGCACTTTTCAATAGCCACATTGCCAGACACTGCCAAAACTGGTATTACAGAATACTTGCGTTCAGCAGATATACCACCGCAGTATCGTGAGGAATTTGATCGCATCATTGACTTTATGAATCGTGGTGCAAGTACAGATGGATTTATGTTGCGCATGAAAACTGCAGATTTAGATCGCAAGCGATCAACAGATTTTAGAGCAGTATCTCCAGAAATGGCCTCACTGATTAATTACTATTTCCAAAACTAACATGAAACGATTCAAAATAGTACATGCCAAACCCATAAGTTCATTTGGTAGCGATTGGTTACGTCCTATTTTTGATCAATATTTAGAATTTGAGCCCTGGGATCCATCACGTACATATGACCCGGGAACTGGGTTTTATTTAAATTGTTTAGACTTTCCTAACTATAACAATGTGTTGCCTGTTACCGTGGAAGAGTTAGTAGATCGTGGGTTTCGTGTTATTATAGACACATTATGGGAAGCCATATTAGATCTTATACCAAATACGCACCAAGTGCATTGCGATTCTTGGTTTTGGTATAATGAAAGTCTCTGGTATCAACACCTTGAATATGATCGATACCAACCACAGTACAGGCCTGTATATCAGGCGCTGATGCCCATGAACCTATTAAGACCGCACAGAACTGAGTTTGTAAAGTCTGTGCAGCATTTACTAAAAAACATGATGTGGAGTTATGTTGGTACAGGCCGCCAACTTCCTAATGATGGAGATATGACTGATTGGAATACACAGAGGCGCTTCGATCCTGAATGGTATGATCAGACGTATTGCAGCATGGTGGTAGAGACTGTTGTGTGTCCACTGAGCAAATACACACCTATATTCATTACAGAAAAAACCATGAAGCCTCTGGCATTCCAACATCCATTAATAATATATGGAAATCGTGGTGTATTACGAACACTAAAATCATGGGGTTTTGAAACATTTGATAATTTGTGGGATGAAAGCTACGACGAAATTGTGGATGTAGACCAACGTCGCGATGCTGTAATTAAAATATTATCTGAAATAATTATAAAAGACCATGACGCAGAAACTTTGCGTCGATTGCAACACAATCGAGATCATTTTTACAATCGTGAATTTGTAATTAATCAAATTTTAAAACAGATTGTGGAGCCTATTTTACATTATGCAGAAAAGTCATGAGCCTATGCATGGCACCTTGGGTGCATACCTATTTGAGTCCACAAACAGAACGGCGCATGTGTTGTGCGAGTCGTGAACCTGCACAGAACTTTGAGCAGTACATAGACACAGCCGCAGGCACTGGTCGATACATTCCCATCACACTGGAACAACACTGGAACTCGCCGCACATGCGGAGTGTGCGCAGTAGAATGATGGCTGGAGAAACTCTACCTGAGTGCGAAGTGTGCAATGACAAACTGCTGAACACTAATGTTTACCGCACATATTTTTGGCAGTTGTTCAAACATAAGTATCCTGACATCTGGGAAACCACTGATACAGCAGGCTACACCACAATGCAGCCGGTGAGTTGGGATTATAGATTCTCCAACCTGTGCAATTTCAAATGTCGTACATGTGGTGACATGCTGAGTAGTAGTTGGGAAACCGAACAGAAACAACACAACATGGTTGACTGGTCCAATCCCAAGAACACCTGGATGCGTCCTGAAGTGCGTCGAGATATCTCAGCATTTCAGGACAGTCAGATCGAGGCTGAGTTTGCCGAAGCAGTAGAACAGCATCGTGTTGAAGAAGTATACTGGGTAGGTGGCGAGCCCTTGATGTACGAACAACATTGGCGTTATATGCGACGCATAGTTGAATTAGGGGACGGGCCAAAGGTATATGCTAGATACAATACAAATTTATCCAGAGTGGATTATCGAGGTGTTAACTTATATCGCGATATTCTCAGCGGGCTGCGCGATTGGCAGATATGTGCAAGTCTCGACGGCACGGGCGCAATTGGTGAATACATTAGAACAGGCCTTGAGTATGATCAGTGGCTTGAGCATTTTGGTCAAGCAGTTGAGATCCAACGTAACAGACGTCAAGTACGAATTGACTTTACGCTCACTCTGCCCGGAATGTTCGAAGTTACACACATTAGACAACTTGCCCAGGAATTCGGAGTCGAAGTCCTTGCTAAAGTAATGTTCTCGTTCTCACCAGACATTGTGATGAGTCCCTTGTCCATGCCCAGGTCATTGCTAGATCCGTGGATCGATGAACTTGTGCCACAAGTGGACGGTGCGCTACGTGATGTGTTATTACAACTAAAACAACGGCCCACATTTGCTGAGCAATGGCCGGATCAGTACTCCAAAGGCATTGCAAAAGGCAAGGCACGTGTGTTACAATTAGAAAGTATACGCACACAACCGATCACCATGGCTGAAATACTGGCTGGTCGTCCCGCGGTGCTAGAATGGTGGAACAACATTGCTTGATAGAATCGAAATAGACCTGCGTGGTGCAGACACGCTCACACTGCACATTGATGTCACAGACAACAGTCTCAGTCGCAAATGGTTGAGTGCATTGAATGACATCATACGCAACGACTTGCATTTAGAAAAAAACTACTGCTGGTTGGGCTGGACTGAAAGTGAACGCAATGCCGAATACATCGTCAATCAGATCAATGCCAGCATTGCCGCTATTAACTCAGCCAACCTGGGTTATGTAATACAAGATCATTTCACTGTAGAAGGCACCATACAGGACAATTTAGATGTTGACCATGACCGCATGAACTGGCTACATCGCTACTTTGAAGATCTGCAAGGACATTCAGGACATATGAGTCCTTATTGGACCAAGGCAGACGATCGAACACGCTGGCATATACGTCAACTCAACTTGTTGTGCCATGAATACGAAAGTCTTGTGCTCAGCATGCGCAAGGTCATACAAGCGCCCGAATGGCGTAGACCCAGTCAACTCATGTGTTGGCTCAAGTCGCCAAGATTTCTATTAGACACAGAGGATTACAAACTGTTTGGGGTTGAAACATTAAATCGTCAAATGGGCGGAGTTTACGTGGGAATAAATAAGGCTGTGGGAAAAACGCACTGGGAAGTGTTTAACGACGAAGGGCGCAGTGTAGATGAACTAGTGACAACTGGTTTACGTAATCAAACTGAGGCTGCTGGTGATTTTGATATTGAATGGGCTAGAGATCCTGGGGCGTTTTTTTGGCAAAAAAAACAAATTGCAAATTTTCGACAATGGTTAATTGATAATGAATTTGATCCAGAAGATAAATTGTTAACAATTGGCCACCCTCAAGTGGCACAGGTTAATTTGAATAAAAGTTTTGGCACGTTAGATTATAATCAAATTTGGAATCAACTTAGCACTCATTTAGATGTGTATAAAATACGCACCAGTGACGCCGAAGCTACATATGAGTATTGTTGGAGCGATCAAGATTATGCCGATCAACAAATAAGGAGACTACGATGAAATGGATACGCAGACTTTGGAATCGAATCGCCCTAGAAATACGGTATAGAAAACATCTAAGAGAATTAGCAAAACAAGATCCCTACCTTTATAAATGAAACAAACAGTCAAAGAGTTTTACAATGAGGTTCCGTTCCCAGGACCTTACAGTATAGAGCAATTGTTGGCGTACGGACATCCAATTGAAAACCGATATCTGCGCATTATCGAATCACAAATTGACAACAATCAATCAGTATTGGATGCTGGCTGTGGTACCGGATTGATAACAAATTTAATGGCGCTGAGACATCCACAATCAAAATTTATGGGCGTGGATTTTTCAAACTCAGTTGACTATGCGAAACAATTTAAAAAACAACACAACATTAACAACGTAGAATTCAACCGGCAAGATTTAACTCAACTCAATCTTGCAGAAACGTTTGATGTGGTTGTATGCCAAGGTGTTTTACACCATATTCCTGACTACATGACAGTGATAACAAAGCTACGTGAACTGACACGTCCAGGTGGTACTATAATTTTAGGGCTTTATCATCCTGCAGGAAAAATACTAAAAAAAGTATTTAAAATAAACTACAATAGCCATACATTGTATCAAGATCAAGAATTACATCCGTTCGAGTTGAGTTTTACCTTTGATAAGATTAAATCGATGCTACCTGATTTTGAACTCAAAAAAGCCTACCCTAGTATGTTACAAAATTTTTGGTTGCCAGCACTGTTCAATTTTAAAAACGGTGGGTTGGTAACTTACGTCTTAAGGAAAAATTATGTTTAAATGGTTGAAAAAAATATACGATCAAATTATCCTGGAAATACGCTATCGTAAAAAACTAAAAGAACTTCGCAAACGAGACCCATTCATCTACAAATGAACATACTAGGTATCAGTGCTGGGTTCCATGATGCCGCGGCCACAGTGATCAATCGCTCTGGCGACATATTATTTGCCGGCCATGCAGAACGCTACAGCAAACGCAAAAATGACGCTGACTTTGACAGTGCATTTATACGTGAACTTGAAAACTACAACCCTATTGATACTGTAGCACATTATGAGCGTCCTTGGGCCAAGCAACTGCGTCAACTGTATGCTGGCCAAGGTATAGAGTGGAACAAGTTACGAGTAAAAAGCATAGTGCATCAGCAGATAGGTCATGCCCGGTGGCAGGATATCAAACACTATCACAGTTACAATCATCATCTTTCACATGCCGCTGGTGGCTTTCAAACTTCACCATACGACCGGGCCACAGTTGTGGTAATCGATGCCATAGGTGAATGGGACACAATCACAATCTGGGGAGCAGAGTATGACAAGCAAGGACGAGCAAGATATCGTCGACTGTGGGGACAACGATACCCTCACAGCCTGGGTCTCTTTTATAGTGCAATTACTAAGCGTGTGGGCCTACACCCACTAGACGAAGAATACATCACCATGGGTATGGCTGCTTATGGCGATGATCATTATCATGATCTCATGGAAGCAGTGTTGATCAGTGATCCAAATACTGCAGAGTTCAAACAGAACTTACACACTGGAGTCAGCGACACCTTCATGGGCGGTCTTGATCATGTGGATATTGCCGCTGCTGCTCAACGAATGTTGGAACGCTTGATTGGTAATATCATGCGCCGGGCCAGAGATTTTGGCTGGTCAACAAATCTTGTGTATCAAGGTGGCGTTGCACTCAACTGTTTGGCCAATAGACGACTAGGAAAATACTTTGAAAACATCTGGATCATGCCCAACCCCGGCGATGCCGGAAGCAGCCTCGGAGCCGCTGCCCTTGCGTACGGCAAAAGGTTGCATTGGCGTAATGCTTACCTTGGTCACAATATCCCTGGCCCTTATCCTGTTGATCGTATTGTCAGTACTCTACTTGACACTGGCATTGTTGGAGTGGCCTCTGGCCGTGCTGAATTCGGTCCTAGAGCGTTGGGTAACCGAAGCCTACTTGCAGACCCCCGTGGTGCAGAAATCAAGGACAGAGTAAATGAAATCAAACGCAGACAAAAGTTCAGACCCTTCGCCCCTGTGGTACTGGCTGAATTGGCTAATGACTACTTTGACATGCAGCCTGGCTGGCATACTCACAATTATATGCAGTCAGTCGCTCGTTGTCGCCAACCTGACGTTTACCCTGCTATATGTCATGTTGATGGCACCAGTAGAGTACAAACGGTGGAGGCGGGCGGATCAGGAATAAGACAGTTGTTGGAGTATTGGCATTCAATAACTGGTTGTCCTATGTTGCTGAACACCAGTTTGAACATACGTGGCGAGCCCATGGTCAACGATCGAGCAGATGCAGATCGGTTTGAAAAACTGTATGGTGTAAAAGTTTTCAGTTAGAGATAAGTTTCAAGTCCGCCACGGCGTCGAATGTCTTGCGTACAGCAACTAATACCACCATCCCAGAAATAACTGTGACGCAGTTCTGAGATAATAGGTTCAATCTTATGCTTGCGACAGTAGTCAAACACTTCTCGGTTGTATGCTGAGAAGATAACATGTGACTCATCCAGCACCAAACAGTTGACATCAAACACAGTTTCAGCAACAAATCCAGTCCACTTGGTTAGATAAGTGTTCACAAAGTCTGTAAACTCTGGTGTGGGAGTTTGTCCTTGTACATACCAAGCACTCGGGCTTTGTTCATACTTGAACTTGCCAACTTCCATGGCGGCCCAGATACTACTATCCCAAATTTTGCAAACATCCCATCCCGGAAAGTCACGTGCTAAGTCTAAGTTAACATCGTGTTTTGAACTCAATAACACACCAGGTTTCAATATAGCAAACACCGCATCACCATGACCGTCTGTAATGGCTTCATGTATGCGATACTCTGGTCCTAGCACATGATCCACGATCCACCGAGTCTGATCAGGACGTAAAAAATCTGAGTTGTCAAAGAACACATCACGTCCCACACGTACAATGCATGATGCTGACGCTTGGTTAAGGATACAGTTTTCGTCCCAGCCTGTGGGACCGTGTGGATTGATCACACTACCAGGTTGTGCTGCTTCGTACTCGTTGCACAGTGAATCTAATTCTGGAATAGACAACACACGTAACAGTTTATCTCCCAGGGTGATCTGCCAGTCCCTTGGGGTAAGTGGTGGCAGTGGTGCACCGTTGCCCTTCATTTGGTCACGTTGAAAATTGTATTTGTCGGGTAGCTTGGGCCTGCGTACTTTTGCACCATAAGTCTCAATGGTCTTTTGCAAGTTGGCCAAGTCTTCTTCAGTCTCAGAGAGAATCTGTTGTAATTGATTGCGCACTTGAGCATTTTCAATAAAATCAAAATAGTCTGGGGTGTAAGCACGACCTACAATAACTTCTTCAAGTGGTTGCCAGCTGGTATAAGAGTTAATGGTGTTCATTGATGTCCTTGATCAAACTATTTAAACGATCGGTCTTTGTGGCTTGAAATAACTGTTGGTTGTGTTCTATGTCAGCTCGAGCCTGTTCAAACAGTCGGGGCAGTTCGGGTTGAGCAAAGTATATGGCTCGGGTCAATGCCCGCCAACGTTGTGTGTGATCAGTTTCCAGATCATAACTGTTGTCCAGTATATGATCAAACACACGATACCCCAAGTCACGTAACACTTGTAAACTGCCTGCTGGTCCCGCTATGAAAAACAGTTGTCCGTGTTTGATAGGCTTGAATGTTTTTTCAGTTAAAAATGCACCTCCACTTTGATCAGCATCAAAATGTGTTTCCATCACAATGTTGCAATAACTGTTGACATGGTACTTGGGCACAAGTGTGCTGTGATCATTGCGTTGATCAAAATCCAACTCATCACTGATGTACGGGGCTGATTTTAAAAACTCTTCAGTAGCAGTGCGTAGTCCGGCAATAGCATCAATTTCAATCGGGCACTTTGCATCATCAAACACACCAGACTCACAGTAACTCCAATATGAGTTATCTAGCAACTCAAGACTTTTTAAATCTGCCATGGCCAATGCACGCCATGATTTGTGCAGTCTGTTAAGCACAGTAAATTCACGCTCTCTCGGCTCCGAATGTATTTTTAGTGCAGGACTAGCACGATTGCGTTGATAATACCAAATCTCAAAGTCTGTAAAGTACACAAAGTTCTTTAACTGTTTGGCAGCGGTGTTGGCACTGACAAACACATAACAGTCGGTTGGCAATCGATGATTTCTGGCCAATTTGTCTAGTTGAAGTTTGATACGTGCAGGATTGTCACCTTCATGATAGTAAAACAACACACGCACACGCTGTTCACACAAGGCCTGGCGGATCTCACTGCTCATGAGTTCAAAGTAGTCAATATCAAAATTAAAAAATCCTAAGCCAACAGGATAAAATGTGTTGTTGGGCAACTGATCTTGAACATTATAGATGTTGATTTTGATATTATGGTGGTCACAATATTCTTGTAGTCGAATGGGAATGGTATGCGGCCAATGTTGACCAAACTCGCGCCATGCCTGTGTGTAAGGTGCAGCTTGATGGCGTGCCAGCGCAGGATATATTTTACCCCGTACTACTTGATCCGCTATCAAATTCAAGCTCATTTAGCATGCCCTTTAGTTCTTGCCACAGTACAGCTTCAAACCCACCGCCATAAAAGTGATTCCAATTGTGTTCAATAATTTCTTGTGCAGAGTCAAATATGGCCTGACGATCACTGCCTTCAAGTTGTTTTAATAGTTGAGCAATTTTTTCTATGCGTCGGCTATCATCTGGCTCGTCATCATAACTTTCATCCCACAAGTCACCAAATGTTCGGAAACCATAACTGCGCAAATACTTCAAACTACCTTGTGTGCCCACCATCACAAAAGGCATGCCCAAGGCAATGGGTTTGAATGTTTTTTCAGTCAAATGGTGTCTACGTCCTGTGGCCACAGTTTCAGTAACCAAGTATAACAAACTTTCAGCCGCTTGGTCAAACAAACTGAGCCAACAACTATGCATGGGATGATCGGTTTCTCCCTCAAAGTTTAGTGGCAATGGCTGTTCAGCAAACACTGTTTCGATATCAGGATACTTGCTTTTAAGAGGTTGCACAGCATCCAGTATAGCAATATTTTCTGCAGGACACACAGCAGGACATGACACATGATTGTCGGTCATGCCCAGTCGAAATATCCAATACAGCATTTCTAATCTATGCTCACGCTCTCCTGCCACAATACGATTGGGTGCTAGAAAAGTCTTGTTAATAGTTCTTTCGGTCCAGGGTTGGATCAAAAAAGTTCGGTCATATCCACGATACCAATCCAATGCAGCCCATCCATGGAAAAAATAATACAACGATTTCCATCTATAACGTTTGCAGATATAATTCACAATCTCGCTGTTTTTTTCACTGGTGACAATATACCCATTTAAGGTACAGTCTTTTATGCAAAAAATGTCATGATTACTTCCGTATACCGTATCAAAAGTTGGTATATGAATTTCCAAATTTATTGGCTCTTGATCAAAAAATAATATATAATTGTACTCGTGTATTTTATCATTGCCATAATTAAATATGCTATCCGGATCACTTCTCCCAAATGGATCGCAAAAAAACATTCTAACACCAGGATAATGCTCTTTAAGCCAAGGCCAAAATGTATTGTTGTAAATTTCGTCGATTCTAATCATGTTTGATGTATTTTATTCAGGAAAAAAACCTGGTGTGTTTGCACACGAAAAGTCAGCGGAGTCATTTGAACATGCGCAGAGTTTGAGTCGCACAAGATATTTCTGGTGGATCACATACTTAGCAGATTACACTGGCTTTGATTTTCTTTGGGAACCAGTGCCTTGGCAAAGCGAATTTACTCATGCATGGCCTAGTCAATGGCATGATCATTCAGGCACGTACCTTGTGCCTAGATCGGGTGCAACAGATAACTATCATTTTCATGCTCAGACAATTCCCAATCGGCCACATGCCAAGCCTTACAAATTTTTGGTAAAAGCTGCGGAGTTTGATACGTCTTGGGCTCCACATCCGCATGACCCGCCTTACAACTATGTGTTTGGCAATCAGTGGTGGCCGGGTAATGTAATGCCCACAGTGGAATATCATGTACCAGGTGCTACGCAAACCAAATACATGGACACGCCTCAAGCAAGACTGCCAGAAAAACATGCTAACCGTTGGCATACGTTAGTAGACTGTGTGTGGGATCGCAGTTGGTGCCCAGATCCAGGAGATCCACCCTACATGTATGTGTTTGGTAATCAATGGTGGCCAGCAGAAAAAATGCCCACAGTAGAATATCATGTGCCGGGCGCAACTGAACGCAAGTACATGAACTGGCCAAGAGCAGAACTGCTGGAAGATCGTACTGCTTGGACGGTGCCTGCCAACGTAGATGAGTCCACTGTGGACTTTTCATGGCAGCCTGATCCAGGTGATCCACCGTACATATATCAGTTTGCCACGCAACACCAACGCACTGGTGGCCCTACCTATACAGTGCCTGGCGCTGTAGAAATCAAGTACGTGGATCAAATACGTGCGCGGGTTGACAGCAATGCCACAGCCATATATGAAATAGATCACTTGTGTGGCAGTACTGGCAAAATTCCAAACACCACAAAGATTGTGCGTTACTTTGACAACTATAGAGATACACTAATACGCCTGGCCAAGAGCATAGGTTCACAACATGAGTTTGTTTGGATTTGCTCCAGCATTTGTGATTACACTGGTTTTGACTTCTCTTGGCATCCTGAACAATGGCAGGCCACAATGTTGCATGTGTTTCGATCCAACAATCAAAAGTTTGGTGACACATTCTTCATGCATGTGCCCTCATTTGCTGCTAGAGCAGAAAAGAAAGAACTGTTGGAATGGTATGATGTAAACTTTGTTGATGTACGTGTACCACGTAGACCCATGCCTGTGATTGTGCATAGCAACGACAGTCAAGTTGAAGCAATTAAACACACTGAGTGGGCAGGTCCACTTGCTACATTTACCAATCACGATTATGTCCCCGGTATCATGGCAGTTGTGCCACTGTGGCGTGAACAAACCAAAACCATTGTGCCCATCAGTGACGGTGCTGGCACAGTTGTAGTACCACGCACCGCTGTGCCTTACATTCGGACACAGTTGTATGATTATCCTTATATAGATCGAAGTCAACGTGCTCTACAAGATCCGCCCTTGGACATTGTGTTTATCAGCAATGGTGAAATACATGCCGACTTTTACTTTAGACATTTAAAATTCATAGCAGAACAAGACCACAAGAATCGCATACATCATGTGTCGGGTGTCAATGGACGTGTGGCAGCATATCAAGAGGCTGCTAGACAAAGCACAACACCTTGGTTCTTTGCTGTGTTTGCCAAACTAGAAGTCACTGCGGATTTTGACTGGACATGGCAACCTGATCGCATGCAACAACCCAAGCACTATATTTTTCATGCACACAATCCCATCAATGGACTTGTATACGGTCACCAAGCCATGATTGCGTATAATAAACAGTTGGTGTTGGAGAACACAGGCGCGGGCTTGGACTTCACACTAGACCAACCACATGAAGTTGTGCCCATTGTGTGCGGTACAGCCATGTATCATGAGTCGGACTGGATGTGCTGGCGCACTGCATTCCGTGAAGTGCTCAAATTAAAAGCCAGTTTACCTGACGTGGAAAGCGAACACAGACTCAATAAATGGCTCACTGTTGATTCAACACCGGGGCAATGGAGTCGCAAAGGTGCCGAAGATGGAGTAGAGTACTATGACTCAGTTGCGGGCGACTTTGCGGCGCTGAAGAAAAGTTATGAGTGGGATTGGTTGGCCACGTATGCGTTTGTCAAACGCAGTCTAACAACGAGTCAATAACATATTCAACTTCCAGGTCTGACAGTTCAGGATAGATAGGAAGTGAAAGACATCTACGTGCTAAACTACTACCGGCACTGAGCAAGTCAGGCGCAGGATAGTGTTGATATGCTGGCAACTCATGCATGGGTGTTGCATAATGTACTCGGGTTTCAATCTTGCGTAAAGACATGTTCCTTTGCACAATGTCTCGATTGTCTACGTTGATCACAAACTTGTGAAAGCAATGAGTTTCAAGATTTGAATCATCAATTAGACAAGTGACGTCTGGATGTTTTTTTAACATTTCTATCCAGTGATAAGCAATGGTGCGTCTGCGTTGTTGCCACTGATCAATGTAGCGTGTTTTCACCAACATCTGCGCACAATCCGTTTCACTCATTCTACTGTTGGTTCCGGGCTCGGCATGGTTGGTGCGTTTGCCATTGCTGACCCAGTTTCTAGCAAACTCCATCAAGTTGCGACTGGCAGTGATTATGGCACCACCATTGCCATAGTTGGCTAGATTTTTGGTGGGATCAAAACTAATAGCACAATCGCCTACACGTTGACATTTGTTGCTGAGCCAGTGTTGTGCGCCATCTTCTATGATGGGGTGAGTCAAGGACCACACACTTTGTTTCATTTCGTTGAGTGCTTGCCCATACAGACCCACAGCACAAATGGCCTGGATATCTGTGCTGTGTTTAAGTTTGGTCATGTCCATGACACCATATCGGTCAGTGTCCACAATGTGCAAGTTCCAGCCTGCTCGTACAAATGCGTTCAGTGTGGCAGGATAAGTCAGCGTGGGTACTGCTACTGTGGGCGTATCAGGACGACCTGCTTGTAACAACATCCACTCAGCAATGATTTCTAGTGCTTGGGTGCCTGAGTGACAGGTCACAGCATAGGGCTGACGGTTGCGCCTGGCCAACCAATCCTCAAACTCATAGGTATAGTTGCCGTTCATGAGTTGTCCCGAACGCAACACTGTGTCTGTGACGTCTAAGATCTCAGTGCGGAGATTGTTATACTGTTTTCGTATTCCAGTAAACGGGATAGTAAGACCGGTAGTTGTCATTTGAGTCGCCAATACACCCCGTTTTCGCCACGTTCTGGAAATAAATCAGTTGTTTGAGAATCTTCTCTACAAATATCCAATGTAAAACAATGCCATCCGCCGTCCCAAAAACTTCTAGTCCTTAAATCAAAAAAGTGTACAGTAATACCACGATCGTATAACCATTGTGTCAGTGGCGGATAGTCTTTCATGGCTACTACATTTTTTTCATCAAGTACAAGCATGTTGACTTCGTATACTGTCTCTTTAAAATTACCAATCCAATTTGCGGCTTGGGTTTGTATGTGCCGACTAAATGTTTGATTGTTGTTGATTTCTTGATCCTTGACCCACCAATCCTTCAGGTGCTTGAAATTATTTAACTGACTAGGTATACCAAACACTTCCCAATTGGGGAAACTTTGAGTGTAATTATTTTTATAATGACTTGAAACGACTATTCCGGGTGCAACAGGACAAAATACTCCATCACTGTGTCCTGAAGTTGAACAGACATTGACTCTGTACTTTTTCGATACTTCAACCATCCACTGACATATAAATCCCCACACCTGAGGATGACTGTCATGATCTAAATATAAGTCCTTCCCAACACGAACCAGCGCAGGAGGACATAAACAATTGATAGGTAAATTCATAGGAGACTGTACATCAAACCCTTGTGATTTATAATGTTTTAACCAGTGGTCCCAGGGATCTATTTTGAGGTTGTTGTGTAAACTATAAAGTGTTTTATCTAAAACAAGATAATGATCTCTTGGACATATAGGTGGCTTGACTAAGATATCATTTTGATTGATGTAATCATCAATTGAGGAAAACACCGGACGTCTAACAACTATTCCACGACTTTCTAAAAATTTTTGTAATTTGCTAGTATCTTGTTTGGTCCATTCAGTTATTTGCCGAAATGGGTCTGCTATTTCGTTTGGCAAATGATCGTAAAAAAATTCTGGATAACAATCTCCCAACCATACTTCTTTTAACGGAGTAAATCCAAAATTTGAATTAATCATTCTTATTCCAATATGTGGATCGACTTAACCACTCATAATACTTTTGAAATCCTTCTTCAACGTCTACTTTGGGGTCATAACCCAAGATGGTTCTAGCCCGGTCAATATTTAATGCACCGCGACTGGGAAAGTCTGCATCCTTGTCACGCACTTCGATGGTGCCTTTGCCTACAATCTTCACAATCATTTCTGCGGCTTCCAGCAGACTCACACTGTGTGATTTGGTAATGTTGAATGTCATGTTGCGACACATGATACGTGTTGCGGCAGCAACAATGCCATCAGCGGCATCATCCACATAGGTAAAGTCTAGTGTTTCGTTCGCTCCATTAACTCGGAGCACTCCGCCGCGCATTGCTGTGAGCATGAATTTGGCAACGACTCGGTCTTCGACGTCCAGCGGGCCATATACAGCACTGGGGCGGATAATAACATACTCAAAACCACAACGGCGGCTATAATCTTTAACAAGGTCTTCTCCACACAGTTTCATTATTCCATACTGTCCTTGCGGACGGCATTCATCATCTTCCAACACGTCATCTTCAAAGTCTCCGTACACCATGCTGCTGCTGATGTACACAAACCTCTCAACTTTATACTTTTTGGCACTCTCAAGCAAGTTGATCAAGCCACGCATCATGACATCTGCACCCAGCGCAGGGTTGGCATTGACAACTTTTTGTCGGGGAAAACTTGCACAGTGGACAATTACCCGGGGCCGGTGTTCACCTATAAGCAAATCCATGTCTGACTCATCGGTGATGTCGTAAAGATAGATTGGTGTGTCTGGTGCAATCTTTTTTTCACGTTCTGCCATCAAGTAGTCTATTTCTGCTTGTGGGATAATACCATACGTGGTCTTGGTATCCACTACCACAACCCGTTCTTCACGTGCTTGTAGTCGTTGCACAATGTTGTGCCCAATAAGGCCTAGGCCGCCTGTTACTAAAAATGTCATTGAAATTTCAACCTAAAAAATGTTTGATTTTGTTCGCTGAGTCGGGCTATGATTCGATACCGATAGCCGTAACTGCTGTAATCTGCCTGACAAAGCCAGTAAGGTTGCCCCACGGCATGAGCCATTACAAATTCGCCTGCTGGACTTTTTTGCCAATCTAATATAGGTCCGGCTGCATACAAGTCTGGATCTTCTACATCGCCCATGGCGAACTCATGCACACAGATGTCACTAAACCGTACTACATGGTCGTTGATGATTTTGTATTCTTCAGCCTGCCGGTGTTGATATTCGGGGTATTGGTCGCGTGTTGTTGACATGCAACATTGTAGCAGATTACTCTGCTAGTGTCGATGCCATTGGGAAAATTGCTGCAATGGCTTCTGCACAGGCTCTGGCAACTTCCTGATGCTCTTTCTGTGTGCCATTTGCACTGCGCAATTCAATAAAGTGAATCCATGATCTCAATGTGCCATTCATGTACAAGCGACTGCTCATCATGCCTTCGGGCAACACAGCTCGAGCTTGTTCCTTGGCAATACCATTTTCTATGGCCCAGTTGTAGGCTTCAATGGCAGCAAGTTTGACTCTGGTCTGCGCACGTTCCCAGTCTTGTACAAGTCTACGTGCTTCAGGATTGTCTGCCACAACTTCTATGCTGTTTTGTCTGTTCTTGGTGTCTTGCAGTCGGGCTTCTCTGAGTACGAATTCAAGATCCTTTGTTGGGTCAGCATAACGTTGCGAAAACTCTTGGAAGCTGAAACTTCTGTGGCGGAGGATTTGCCGCGCAATATCTCTTGTTGTCGTAATTTCCATGCAAGCACTGACCATTTCAAGGGGACTCCAGTGCTGGTGTCGAACAAGATACCGGATGAGTTTTTCGCTAGTGTCTGTGTTGAATTGGTTGGAGGGATTGCTGACACGGGCGCAGTACGCAATGAGTTCTTGTGCATCCGCAATGCCTTGGCTTGCAAATTCCTCGGTAGGTTGACTGTAGCTGAGTAAGCGAACATTCATTTTAGTTTATCAAGTAGTTTATCTGTTTCGGGTTGTACAATAGTGGCAACCAACGCCACATCAACGATAAAATCAACATTATTGACCTCGTCACCATACCCAACAAGAATTCTATTCATTACATATTCAATCTCGTCACTGGTCAACCCTTGTTTGCGCAAAATAGCAAGATTAATAGTGCGTTGTTTTTTATTACCTAATTTGATAATGATTTTTTTAATGCACTCAAGAGGAACTTCAGTTATGTCAACGTCATCAATAATGTGTTCCCATCGAGCAAGGAACTCATTACTGAACTGCATCTGTGGCCACTACTTTGTTCTTACCCATGCGCCCACGTTTTTTTAATTGTGGTTCTGTGGCAGGTGTAGTAGCAATTACTCCTGGAAACATACGCTCGGCATCTTTTTTCATACGAGCTGCTTCTGCAAGAAGTCCTTGCGCTTCGGATTCCATGCGCTGGGCTTGCGTCAACATATTGCCAGCCAATGCACGGTCATCCAATGCAGTAGTTTGTGTTGGTTGTGGGATCTCACCCCTGGCACGTGCAGCCGCTTCACGCTCTAATTGTTGACGTTTGAATTCACGTTCGTTTTCGCGTTTGACTGCAGGATCAACCAACCCTGCACTTTGGTCAATTTGTTGCATCTTCTTACGTGCTTCATCGCCTGATTCCATTTCCTTGACAATACGATTAAGTTCGTCAAGTTTGACCGAGCTAGTTGAAGTTGGAGTAACAATAACTTGGTTGGTTGGAATCTTCTTAAGCATGCCTTCTTTGTGAAGAGCTTCAAGAATCACACGGCCATCTGGCAATAAATTGCGATGTAAAGCATTGGCCAGAGTGTTTTCTTGCTGTCCTGGTGCACTTTCAATCACTCGCATGATGCTGTCGTGAAAATGTGTTGGTAATGTTTCCGGGTAGATGACAAGACACATGTGATCTTCGCCAGGTATTTCTCTAAATATGATTGCAACCTTGCGGTCACCATGTCGTCCTACATGTTTAAGCATTTTGTTCTCCTTGTGTTTGGTTTGTCTGATCTTGATCAGACTGCGACTGTGGATCTATTTGTAGCTGAGCATGTTCGACAAATGTGTTAAGTCTGTTGTACAGCTCACCAATTGAGGTCATTTCACCAGCTTTGAAAGCTCCACGACTGCAAGCAGCATCTATTAGGTTGCGTAGGCTGATTAAATCAGCTACAGATAAAGTTGTTTGTTCCATGCAAATATTTAAGGCAGAGATTTGCTGGTGTAATATTTTATGGAGTATTTTGGAAGAACTGCTCAGCACGTTGCTGTGCTTCCGCTTGATCAGCGGCCCACACTGTGACCATGGCAATTGATCCCACAATCTCCAGATCAAAAGGCACAGCACCTGTGAAGCGGAATTCTTCAGGAACAGGCACTCGCACCACAAACTGTTTTAGCCCACGAATGCGATCCAGTACCTGTTTAATTGTGTCAGTCACGCTTGTTCCAGTCTCGGCGTGCTATTTGAAATTCTTCAATACAAGTGCGGATAAATGGCCATGCATAAGGCACTACAAGTCCTGTCACAGCACCGTACACAAACCATTCAAATTCAATCATACCACCCGTCCCATGACAGCATACATCAATGAATCCATCAAATGCTCGTATGATTGCCCTTGTCTGCGCAGGTAGTAGATCTGTTCCACAATGTTTTTGGCAGCGCCTGACTCTTCCACTGGCAAATCCCCACGACGTTCAAGTTCGTCCAAGAGATCATCAGTGTCAAAATCTTCAATATCTACATCAACTTCTACTTCAGTGTAAACAGTTTTGTATACCATTTAAAACTCCTTCATGCGTCGAACATCTTTGTGCTTGACAATTAGCATAGTTTTCACTATGCCTTCATATCGAATTGGCAAATCCAAGTGTATGCTGATCCTGGGTCCTTCCGCAGTACTGATTAGTGTGTCATTGCCTACAGTGCCCGCAAAAGGAATACCATTGAAATGACCAAACACCCTGTCGCCTATGAAATACTCGGGCTTGTATCCCGTACGTTCAAAGTATTCAGTCTGGTTACCCATTTATTGTTGCTCCACGCAAAACAAGTGTGCATTCAAGCCACGATCCTTCAACACCTTAGCAAGGTCACGACATTCTTGATATGTTTTGACTTCAGCCAACCGAGTAAACTTTAACTCGGCGGGCGTTGAGTCCATCATCAGTGCAATAATCAACGCCCACATGTTACTTGGGCATCATCAATGCGTTGAAGTTGCTGGGCACTACAATGGTCTGCACTTGACCGTTCTTAATACCTTCCGAGATATTCAACATGGCCTGTGCTTGCATGAACGCAATACTAGCACCTGAATTGTTGGCAAGTGCTGCCATTCTACGACTCTCTGCTTCGGCAGTTTTGACTTCAACTTCCTTTTGCTTGAGTTCGTTTTTGCTACGTACCAGGGCATTGGCACTTTCGACCACTGTGTCACTGGGCAACACATTACGAATCATGACCTGGCTAATAGTGATTGAGCCATCCAGTTTTTCTTCACCAAGATTGCGAGCAATTTCCTCTTTGATGAAGTTTTCCATGTCAGTACGATTGTCTGCCATGTCCAAAGCCTCGTACTTGCGAGCTGCCTTGTAGATGGCATTTCTGGCATTTTGCACAATGTAGTTGTACATCACATAAGTGTCACCACGAAACTCAGCGTGGAAACTTTTGTTCTTGGTTGCATACAATTCGCTCACTTGTTGCGGGTTGATGTTGTAAACAACCACAGCATCAAAGTCTTTCATTGTGCTATTGTCTTTGGCCACAGGAGTCATGTTCTCCAGTGTGACGTTCACATCCTTGATGGGGAATGTAAGCACATCGCCAATCATGGTTTGATTGAATGAGCCTGGCAACAACTCGCCAGGTTTGATCTGGCGATCAAAGCCAATTCGCACACCCACCTCACCGGTTTCAATACGGGTACAACCTGTTGCAAGAACTGCCACAGCAAGAATAGAAATTGTCAAAAAACGTTTCACAGGATCTCCTTAAAATAAAACAACAATTATGATCAATGACACTACGGCCATCAATGCACACATTATACTATACACCAGCAATTTAGTCAATGCCAATTGGTCTTGACCAGTCATTGATCTAACGCCTTGTATACCAAAATAAAACACAAAAAACACAAACAAAAATGCCAATATGATTTTAAACATGATTCAACTCCCGACTCCAATGCTCAACAAAAACGTCACGATCCTGCCTGTTTCTAAACCAAAATGCAGTGGGATCCACATAGTATCGTAGACCAGGTTGCTCAACCTTTACAGTTTGACCCACAGTGCCCCGAACTCTTCGGCCTGCAGGTCCAAATACTTGTTCAGCCCACTCAATCATGCGTGGTCCGTGTTGCATCCTGTATACCAAAGTTGGTCTTACCGTATGATATGGTTCATTGTACAACGTCCGGGTTTGACACAGTAAATTGTAATCTGCTTTCATTCTTCAACTCCGAAATGTTCTGCTAACCATTTCCTTGCGTGAAACCGTGCTATCAATTGATGCTCACCTGGATCTAAAACATTCATACATTCTTTCACAATCAACTCGGCGAACTTTTTAGGATCGTCAATCGTATATTGTGGCCAAGTGTGCTGATTGCCACTATCATAATGACCACCAGCCTGTGACCAAAGTTGTCGAATTCGTTCGTTCATACTTCACACTCCTCTGCTCTAAATTCTTCCGGGGTCTTGAATCCGCAACCGGGCCAAATACGCTGTGCTTCTGCTTGTGCTTCCGCCAGTGTGTCAAAGTATCCATAGGATCGTGCATGGTCTCTAAGATTCCACATATTTCTAATCATTGGAAA